GTTCCCCTCAACGGCTTAAACCGGTTGTTACCCCGAATCTTACGGGAGGGGATATATTTATTTGTCTGCTGAAATACAAGCCAATTGTTTCTTTAGATAACTTATACGATCACATTCCATATCACATATTTGACTACCTTGTTTTTGGTTGTGAGGATAATGCTTACATTTCCCCCTTTGAAAACAAGGACATAACTGCCGGTACACTATCACAGTTCTTTCTTCTATCTCCTTGCATGCAATACTAATAGCTTCCAGCGCGTCAGCTTTAAAAATCAACGGTTCTACCGGATTACCAAGCTGGTAGCATTTATTATTTATAAAATCGGTTGCTTTGCTCATTTTTTATTTATCTAATAAGTATTTATTTACATCTTGTTTAGAGAAATACAACAGTTTGCCCTTTTTAGTATATGGGATAGTACCATCATGAACGCGTTTTCTTAAAGCCCCTTGAGATATTCCTAGATATTCTGCGCATCTAGCAGAATTCATTACAGAATCATTCTGTTTTCCCGTCACTTCTGCAAATCTTTCCGTGAGCATATTCATTTCTGTTCTTGTCATCATAACCTTTGAATATTTATATTTTCACTCTGATAATGGATTCTGCACCACCATAATTCTTTATCGCCTCTTCCCTTATTCTTACTGCAAGTTCAGTGTTGATAATGTACTTTAATGCTCTGCGTACTGTTTCACCGCTAACCCCGAAATGAGATGCGATGTGTTTCTGTGCACCTTGTGGAACGATTATCCGTGGGATTTCTTTGGTTCTTCCTATTTTATTCATATATTTGTATATTAATTATTGCCGTTGCGAAATAAAACTGTATTCAGTTCGTTCTCACATTGCAAAAGTAAGCGGTTTAACTTTCAGTTGCAAATTAAACCGCTAAAAAATATAAGCTAAACCGTTATTTAGAAACATTTTAAATAATATATTATGAAAACAACTGTAAATGAAAGAATTACTCAAATAATATCTCAATTCGGATATAAAAGTAAAAGATCTTTTGCAGAAAAGATAGGTATCGCACAGACATCACTTAATGATATATATGCCACACTTCTACCTGTGGCGAATAATACTTGATGTTGCTATCTCATCTTGCACCTCCCTTCTTCTTTATCAGCCAAATGACTACGATTAGCAATACTAATATAACACCTATAGATAACTCTCCTAGTTCTAATTTTGTCTTCTGCCACCATGTTAATTCCTTCTCCACAGGATAGGGGACTTCTACATCTTTCTCCTTCTCTATATAGGCTGTATCGCGAATTGTCCTGTCACGGTAGACTATATGCCACTTGTCAACTAATACAGAATCGCCTTTCTCTTTTACATAGATAGAATCCTTAATGTGAATGGAATCACGTTCATACACAGTAAGATAAAGACTGTCAGTCCTTATTGTTTCTACCGGAACATACCTTATACTCCGGCATGACCCAAACAGCAATAGCAATGCTATCCCTACCGCAATCCATATATAGATCCTTTGTTTCATCCCTCAAATTTTATATCGTTGATACGGTTCATCCAACCACGTTTGAACTTGTTGTTTGCTGGGCGTTTCCGGCATATATCCTCAATAAAATCAAACCGTGCAATCTTGATCTGGTCAAACAATTCACGGGGATTACGGGAATTAACTGCAGCAAGTGTCTTGGGACCTACAATGCCATCCACTGTAACACCAAGCAAGCGTTGAGGAATCTTAATTCCGTGCGCACCGGATGCCCAGACCCAATCAACCAATATGTCAGCAACTGATTGCGATTTTATCTCATCAGCCTTCCATCTGTCCCAGTACATGGTTTTCAAGATTTCCGTCCATTCCTCTTTCGTGATGTTTTTCAATCTTTCAACCGTAGGCTTGGGATAGCCTTTCTTCCGGCAATACGTTTCATAAGTTCCGATGGTTACGCCCATATTGGTAGCCCCTCCCAAATCGTCAGGGTCATTTATAAAACCGCCTTCCCACTTCAGGATAAACGGTGCAAGTTTTCTTACGTCAGCCATTTCTCTTTCCCTCCTTTTCTTTTTCACTATCAAACAATATCTGAGCCATGGTCTTGGCAATATCATCCTTGTTCTCGATAATCACACTCATTGTGTTTTCTGCCTTGCGCAACTCCGCTTTTTCCCATGATTTTTCACGAACTGATTTAAACTCACAGAAAATGCAGTACCCCGTCCAAATCATTGAAAAAATAGGGAAGGGGATAACTACGCAGCATAACAGGTCAATGAAGCACAATTCTATGAACGGGGTGAAATACTTCTTCGCTTTGACGGCTGTTTTCTTATACCCCGTGGATGTTCTTGCCTCCCCCCGTTGCTTGGCTTTCATTACTCCCGTGATAAGGTCTACTAACATAGCCCCCATTGTAGCCGCAATACACAAGGCTATAAGCACAATATGTATCATCATGTGCTCGTTGATAAAATTATAAATTACGTCTTTCATTTAAAGTAAGTTTTGAACACATTAATATGATAGATATTCACCTGTCCATAGTTGGCATCAAATATCTTCTTGATCTCGTAGCCCAATCCATAAGATAATGCTTTCATTCTTCGCCAGTTGATGGAACGCCAGTTCATATTATGCTCCTTTGCCCAACGCTTGATACTGTACCATTCTTTGGATTCATCAAGTTGCTCGGTCTTCTGTTCTATTTGTTTCTGTTGCTCCTCAATCTTCATTTGCTGTTGGGCAGCTAGCATAAGGGCCTCTCCAAAAGATTGAGGGACGTTATACTGAGAGTGAAGCGAGTAACTACCTGTATTTACCACCGAAGGAACAATCTCATCAAATATCCAACTCTCAAACTCGTCAGCTTTCGGCATCTGACTTTTGGTTATCAAGCGATAGATGTTGCCTTCGCTGATAAACTTCATTGATTTCATTTGTATAGCTGGCGTGCCATCTGCTTTTAATCCAGTTTGCACCCCTACTTCCCGAATCGTTATGGAGGCTGGTTTACAGTGATCTATAATTGCTTTTGATGGATTTGAATACTGTAGAGAAGTGGCAATATCCATTCCGCAAAACCAACTTTTACCATTTTCAACATACATACGAACTTTGCCAAATAGTGGGTGTTCGTAAACCATAATTCCACTCATTTCAAGAGCAGACGAAACTTTTTCTACAACTAGCATATTACTTCTTATTATATATTTAATAAACATGTCCTGCACTTTTGCATCACATTAATTATCAACGTTTTTAATTACTTTTGCCTGTTGAATCTTCGTAAGTCGTTGATACAAAAGCTAAACGCAAAAATGCGTTTAGTAATTCATCATCTGTATTAAGAATTGACAATACTTCTTATTACAGAGGCATGTCTTCTTTATTTGGTCATACAAAACAAAAAAGAGCCTGCTACGGAAACTAATCCGCAACAAGCTCTTGGCTTTATCAAATATGTAGTATGTCCTTTCGTCATAATCAATGTGGCGTGCATCTTCACACGCTTCCACAAAGATAAATATTGCTTCTCTCTTTCGCAAATAAGAATACAAAAAAAGAACGACCGCCAGCAAAAAGCACAGCAGCCGTTCAATCCACGCCCTACTCTCTATCCCATTTTCCCAAGAAGACAATAGCAAAGATATCAAACAGGTTGTATCCACATGGGAAAAAGGTTAATAAAATATATGTTGTATAATCTGTTATTTTAATTTAGATTAAACAAAAATAATATTTAAATCGTTTGTTAATAAATAAATTAATTTGTTCCTTTGTAGCAGGCAATAGCCTTCATGGTGTGAAGTTACACCATACCCACTTTTAGAACGTGATCACTGTGGAGGCAATTGCTGTATTATAACGGCGGTTGCCTTTATTGTTGAACAATGAAACATTGGTTTAGGATACCTTCTTTAAAGAAGTCGAATAAGGATATGTATAGTGATGCTACTTATCATGGTAAAGATGATGGTGGTAATTTTATTTATGTTCCTAAATGGGTGGAAAATCTGTTTTCTGGCAATAGAGGGGATATAGATTTTGACATGTCGACCGTTGAAGGGAAATCAAGAGCCTTACATGAATGTTGGCCGTTTGCAATGGTTCTAGATCATTGCGGAAGAATGATGCAGAATGGGCGGTATTATGTGACGGATATTAACGGAAACGAGAAGAGGAGTTTCAAAGACATTGTGACTCTTCTGAATCGTCCGAATGTGATACAGAGTGGGCGTTCTTTTATAAAGCAGATTGAGATATCTTTGAAGTGTTTCGGATTTTGCCCTGTCTATACACTAAGAGCTTTAAAGTCTGATCTCCCTAAATCCATGATGGTAATACCTCCCGAATTATTCTACATGGAATCATTCGGTAAGGACCCGTTTACTCAAACAGAGCTTTCTTCAATTGCTAGTAAGGTATATATACGTTGGGGAAATGAGAATATAGAACTTGGTGATGAGGAGTATTTTGTCATATACGATTCGATAATGGATATTCCAAGTAATAATGGAGGGAGAATTACCTTCCACTCCCCTGTGGACGCATTATCTACTCATACTCGAAACTATATGGCTCAACTGATAGGGAGAGGAAACCTTATTGTTAATGGAGGACCTAAAGGGATACTATACGGAAATGATACGACTGACGTAGGGAATGCAGCTATTACTCCGTCTGAATCCAAGAAATTGCAGGATGATTTCAAAAGGAAATATGGTATAGTGCATAAGTTGTATGAAATCATGGTGACTCCTAAGAAACTAGGGTGGATTACATTGGGGTCAAATACAGACCAATTGAAGCTTCATGAGGAGGATAAGGCGTGCTTGGAAGCGATAGCTCAGACGATAGGCTTTGACCCCAATCTGATTATACAAGGAAGTACTTATGATAACTCTTCTCAAGCAAAGAAAGCGGCATATCAGGATCTTATTATCCCTGACAGTGAATCTATAACAGAGGTTCTGACTAATGCTATATGTAAGGACAGGGCAATAATCAAAATGGACTTCACTCATGTCCCTTGCCTTCAAAAGGATATGAAAGAATTGGCGGATGCCTTGTCTACAGCCTCTAATGCTGTAGCTTCATTGTATAACAATCGGCTGATTACTTTTGAAGAAGCAAGAACCGAAATGTCCAATTTTACAGATATTGATCCTGATAACCCTAAGGGAGAATTTAAAAGTGAAATAAATAATGATGGAGACAAGCAAATACAAGAACAGGTTGGGGAAGCAGTATAAATCCTTAGCTTTTTATGCAAAGGAGATACAATATGATTCTGGCAGTAGAACTATAAGTGGTTATGCTGCGGTTTTCAATAACATTGATAAATCCGGTGATATGCTCCTGAAAGGTTGTTTTTCAAAAAGCATACAGGAGAGAGGTCCGGGAAGTTCTGCTAATGATAAGATTATCTTTTTGTGGATGCATGACATGCATGAGCCTATAGGACGCATTACGCTTCTGCAAGAAGATGAGAAAGGGCTTTACTTTGAAGCGTATATTGATGATGTGGAAAGAGGAAATCAAGCGTTGAAACAGCTTGAAAGTGGAACTTTGAACCAGTTCTCTATAGGTTATAGTTATGTATGGGAAAAATGTGAATATGACAGGGAACGTGATTGCTTGGTTGTAAAGGAAGCCATTCTGTATGAGATATCCGTAGTGTCCATAGGATGTAATGGAGAAACTGAATATCTTGGTCTGAAATCGGCAGAAGAATATGAAAGTGCGTTGGAGTCACTTCCGGTTGAAATAAGTGATGTATGTAAAGGACTTCCGATAAGAAAGAGGGAGGAAATCCAAATGTTAGTAAGAAAAGCGATGTCACTCGCTCGATACAAGCCGGCAGACAAGCCACTTGATGAAGAGGGAGCCGATGAAAAAATAAAACTATTTACAAAACCTTTAAAACTTAAAGAAGCATGAAATTTGACTTTTTAAGCAAAATTGATTTGTCGGTAATGGATGAGGTTTCCGTGAAGTCATTACAGGCGTTGCAGGACGCAATAAACGCTACTGTAGGCGATTTCATGGACGATACTATCGACAAAAAAACTTTTGAGGATAAATTAAATGAGGTTTCTCAAAAGATAGATTCCGAAAAGGAATTGGAAACAGTGCGTAAGGAACTTGGTGAGATGAAAGAGATAATCGTTCGCATGAAAGGTGCAATGCATAAGAATGAAGACGGGCAAATGGTGTTCAAGTCTGTAGACCAGCAGATTGAAGATCAATTGAAGGATTTCATCACAGTAGGCAAGCATGGAGAGAAAACTGTGGACTTGAAAACGGCTTGTAAGCAGTCCCCCGGTTTTAAGAAAAGCCTTACGCTTATTATAAACAAGAAGGAGGTTGATCCCTTGAAGAGTACGGGTGTGGCACCACATTATAACATGACAATTGATAGTCAGTTATCTGTTGATCCACGTTCCCAGACTGTAATCCGTAAATTTGCCAATGTGGCAGCAATATCTACACGATCATTGACTTATGCGGAGTTCAATCCAGGTGAAGGAGAAGCTGAATGGGTTCCAGAAGGCGGTCTTAAGCCTATGATGAGCGGTACATTGGCAGAAGTTACTATCAATGCTGGCAAAGTGGCTCTTGGCACAAAAGTAACCGAAGAAACATTATCTGATTTGCCTCAGTTGGTTGCGGAGGTTAGGGCTGAGATTATCAATCGTATTGGTTTGAAAGAAGAAGAAGGTATTCTGTCTGGTACTGGTTCCGACGGTCGGATTAAAGGGATTGGGAGTTATATACCTACATTCTCTTTGACAGATCTGAAAGTAGAGAAACCCAACACTTATGATGTTATTGTTGGTATGTATACACAGATTGTATCAATGTCCAATATGGCTTATCGTCCAAACCTTGTGCTTATGCATCCTCTTGACTATGCACAGATGCAGTTGACTAAGGATGTTAATGGACAATATCTCCGTCCTTTCCGTATTGGTGATGAACTGATTCAAGGTTTGAAAGTGGAAACCAGCACTGCAATCAAACAAGGTGATATTTGGGTTGGCGATTTTAACTATCTTAACATCCGTGATGTATGGGTTCTTACCATTACACTTGGATGGGAAAATGATGATTTCACTAAAAATATGGTGACTATCCTTGGTGAAAAACGTCTTATGGTGTATATTAAAAAGCAATATAAAACTGCATTTGTCAAGGATAAGATTGCGACCGTTATTGAAGCTATAACCCCTGCCGGTATTGGCGGATAAATTTATTAAATATTATGAAAGTAAATTTGACTAAAACTTATGAGGTTGAGTTCGCAAAGGACGGGGCCGTTTATAAAAAAGGCGATAAAGTAAGTGTTAATATGTTACTTGCAGGTAAGTTCTTCCAAGATGGACGTGTTGCCACTGTTCCTTCGGAATTGATGGAGGACGCTAAGAAAATCGGTGCTGAAGATTTGTTCAATAAAAAGAAGAACCTCAAAGATATTGTGTAATGTTGGTGGATTATACTTTTTTCCAAGGTGGCATTCTTGATATCGAAGGTGCAGTATTGAATATACATACTCCTTCTGAGACTAATAAGGCAATTGTTGACAGCCTTCAAGGCTTTGTAACGCAATATGAGCCGGAATATTTAGAGAAGCTCCTAGGGGAAAAGTTGTATAAGGAATTCTCATCCTATATTTCCAACGATGGAAAAACTAAGGAAAGAAGATGGGATGATCTTATAGCGCATCTTGTCATGAAATATAGTGATGGCGATAGGGAGATTTCCAAATCCCCCATCGCCAACTATATATACTTCCATTACTTGAGACATAATCACACTCAGGCGACTATTACAGGAGTGAAGGCTGATGGAGATGATGGTCGTCTTGTAAGTCCCGAAAGGAAAATGATGTTTGCATGGAACGACATGGTAAGAATGAATATCAGACTTGTGAGATGGCTTCAAGCCAATAATGCGGACTATCCGGATATCGCCACCGATTTCGAATTGATGGAAACAATTAATTCTTTTGGGCTATGATAATTGATATAATATCAGATGTATGTGCTTCCTTGTCAAAAAGAATGGATCAACAGATAAATTACATATATGGTGACAGTTCTTATATAAGGGAAACACTTCTTCTTCTTGGGAAAAGCAGGGTGACAGCATCGGGAAAATTCCCAATGATAGGGCTGTATGTTCCCTTAGACGAGGAAAGGGATAGTGAGAATTATTTTTGTAAGGCATCTGTAAACATAATAATCGCTACCAATACACTGGAAAAGTATACAAATGAACAACGTCGTGAGATATCTTTTGAAGGTATTCTTCGACCTTTGTATTACCGATTCATAGAAGAGTTAAAAAAATGTGATAAATTTGATTTCGGTTACTCCGGTATTGTAAGCCATACATATTCAGAAAATTATAGTTTTGGAAGACGTGGCGCTGTTGATGTTGACGGTAAGGAAGTTGGCGAAAAGATAGATGCTATTGAAATAAAGAATTTGGATTTAACAGTTAAAAATCAGAATTGTTATGCGAACAGATATTAGAGAGTGCGGCGGCACGTCCGGATTTAATACTGGAATGAGTTACTGCCCCCTGCAACCGGACAAGGTCGCAGGTGTTATATTGGTCATTCATGGCAAAAAACTGCCCAAAGGATTGACTGCTGAGGCTTTGGAGAAAGCCTGTCATGCTGATTATCCGGACAGAATTTATCCTATTACAGGATTTTCGGAATACGCGGTAAGCGGCGGTGAACCCAATACAACAGAAAATGGTTATGCCGGGTCGGAAATAACGGGCTATTCGGCAAGGACGGATACATTCACGTTGCGTAAGTTTAATCTAGCTTTACAAGCTAATCTTGTAGCCAACAAGGATACATTGTTTGATATGTATGTTTTTGACAAGAATAATGTAATCTACGGAGAAGATGACGGGACAGATGAACTTGCGGGTTTTGCATTATCTGGTGTTTACCCTACAGGACAGGCTTATGATTCAAGCGGTCAGAAGGCTTATCTTGCGTTTAATGCGATGTATTCCGATACCGAGAAGATGATGAAAAACATGTCTGTAAAGCAAGCGGGTGTCAATTTGGAAAATGTTCTCAAGGGATTGAATTACGTTGAGTTTGTCAAAATGACATCTTCTGAAAATACATATAAGCTCGTGGATCATTATGACCGCACGGATCTTACTGCATATTATGGATCTATATTGTCTGAGAAGGCTTCAACGGTCGTTTCTGGTGCATCAGCACTGGAATACAGTAACGGTGTGCTTACAGCGACAGGAGGTGTGCCGGTGCTTAAATCTCCTTCTATTTTACAGGCTGATGGGGTCATTGGAATTGAACAATGGGTACAATGAGAATTAATGGAGTCACATTTATAGAGTCCGAGGTGGTCAAACTTTCATTGGATGAGTTTGTCGCTCAGAATATAGATGTATTCTGGAAGGACATTTCTAGAGAAAGGCGGAAATCAAGGCTGGTTTCCGTATATAATAGAATTATCAATAACAGTAATTTAGGAGGCGGGGGAGATTGATCCCCCGTTTTGCTATGACATTGGAGGAATACGCGAGATGTTGGAAGAAATTGGCTGATGGCATTCAGCCAATGATAAGGGATAAGATGGAAAGGGATGTTCCTCAGTTTGAGGAATATATACGAGAACAGCTATATAGTGGTGTTGATGGCGATGAAAGTCCTTTAATTCCCGGATATACAGAGGACCCATACTTTAAAAAAACTTATGGAGAGCATTGGAAGAAAAACGCCGAACGCTATAAAAATTGGAAGACAAAGATACAGAAACCGAAACCTTCATATCTGGGTTTTTCTGCAAGAGGGAACAATACTCCAAACCTTATCATACGTGGAGATTTTTATAGTTCCATCACGGCAATACCAATATCAAATGGTATAAGGATTGCCAGCTATGGCGTTTCTTTTGGTTCTGATATTGAGAAGAAATATGGTTATAAAATTTTCAAGGTAAGCTCCAAAGCAAGGAGGCATTATGTTACGTACAGGCTTATGCCCTCTATTGAGAAATTTATAAGGAGGTGCGAACTATAAAGTATTATTAACAAAAAATGGAATTGAACCGAATTATGAAAAACTGCTTGTGCCAAGGGAATAAGTCAATGAGGGAAATGGAGCATATGCGATCAATCGCAGAGAAGGCTGCTGTTATGGATGAATGTGTTTATATATTATACAAGGTTGGAGATGTGTATAAATTCTGTCGTGAAGGTGAAAACTGGTCGGGTGAGTTTGTTGAATTCATATTTCCGTAAAATGGTGATTTTTATCATTCTATTATTTTGGCGTTTCCCGTATTATTTATTAATTTAGCAACAGCGATAGATAGAGGTTTCGCATAGAAAGATATTATATATTCATTAAGAGTAATGGATATGATGCGGTGGCCGACTCCTCTATATCGGTTGCCGCATTTTTTTATATCCCGTATTAAGATGTACGGAACATCTTGTGAACGAAAAGACATGAAAACGAATCAAATCATGATTCGCCCAATGGGTGAATTTACAGTTAGTCAGAGAACAAAAGATAGCTATTTTGACGGTGGGGACTTGTTACGTCAATGGAATTCAGTAAAAGGAAATGAACAAAGAAAAATGGATGAGTTTCTTTTGGCTAAAAGAACTGGAGATTTTATAGAAGCGCTCATAGCTGAAGAACGTGAAAATGGTTTAGGGGAAAATTCCCCTAAAATTGATAATCAGGTAGTTAAGAAGAGTAAGGTTAAAGAGAAGGGTAAAGCTGGCAGACCTAAAGAAGAAGTATGGATGCATCCTTTCTTATTTACCAAATTTGCCATGTGGATTAATCCTCGCTTTGAAGTAAAGGTAATACGCTTCGTATATGATGAGATGATTCAATACCGTAATTTAGCTGGAGATGCTTATCCTGCTATGTGTCATGCCGTTTGTTCAATACTCCCTGGGGATATATTCCAGAAAAAGATTAAGGACTTAGCCAAGTCTCTAAACATCATAGTTTATGGCAAACATGAATCAGAAATGCGTAATAAGATTGGCGATGAAGATAAAATCCGCGAATTATATGAGTTAGAATTACAGATAGCTCAATGGATAGATTTAGGCTTTATCAAAGACTATAACAGCCTTAAATCTACATTGACTAAATTGTATTACCGAAAATATCCCAATGTTCTCCCAATGTAAATATTGATTTTTCCTCAAATGTCTTGTGCGAAAAGATATTTATTTTTTAATTGAAAAACAAAACTATCATTTATGTTGTAATTTAGATTTTGTCTAAATTGTGAATGTAATATTTAATAATTGCGTTACTATATATTACTATGCGTTACTTAGTATTACTATTAATTGATATTGTCTTTTGTTTAATATTCATACCATTGTATAAGATAAAAACATCATTTACCTTTGTATATGTAACAAGTGCAAGGCGTTACTTGATGTTGATTAAATATTCTCCTATTGGAGTTTATATATGACTGTTCCGTAGTAGCTTGCACCTATTACGGAACTTTCTTTTTATACAATTCCAAGCGTGGATAGTATAAGGGAGGAAAGCAGGAGTGAATAATGGCACAATGAGGTTCGATCCCTCACCTGCTACAATCAGTCAAAATAAATCCCCGGAGGCGGAAGTGACTGAGCCGCCAACGGGGAACAATATTAATCTTATATCGCAAAGATATGGAAAATTTTAATAAGTTAATACCTATTGATGGGGAAAATGGCGAAAAAAGAACAATAAGTTCACTGGAGATTGCGGAACTCACAGGTAAGCGACATGATGCTATCTTACGTGACATCAGAAACTTACTTAATCAAGGAGTAAACGCCCACAATTTTGTGGAGGTTGAATACACCGATAAAAAGGGTGAGAAAAGACCTTGTTATGAACTTACAAAGAAAGGTTGCCTAATCCTTGCCAGCGGATACGATGCAAAACTCAGGGAAAAGATTATAGATCGTTGGGAAGAATTGGAAAGGGACAAACAAAACGGGAATTTTCAAACTCCTAGCACCTACATTGAAGCATTGGAGGCTTTGGTAGCTTCTGAAAAGGAGAAAGAACGGATGCGTATTGAATCGGAGCAACAGAAAAAGCAAATCGAACAGAAAGATGCTAAGATAGAGAAGCTCCAGCCCAAAGCTGACTTTGCCGACAAAGCCTTTGCGATGGAAGGCAAATGTGATATAGGACAGGCTGCCAAGATACTCGGCTTACCATTCGGACGAAATACCTTGTTCAAGAAGCTTCGTGAAGCAGGAGTATTCTTTGCTAACAGGAATGAGCCAAAACAGAAATATATTGATGCAGGCTACTTTGAGATGAAAGAAAAGCCTATCTATCTAATTTATTTATACAATATTCTAAATTGCAAACAAATATGTTGTAATGTTTGCAATTGAATTTGAAAATATTGTACTTTGTAAAAAATAACTAATTAAAAACTATAGATAATGTCTGCTATTTTAATGATTGGAGTGATAGCAATAATAGTAATTGTTGCACTCAACATGGGAAAAGGAACTAAAGCTGAAGATGGGGATTTTGTATTGAGAGCTATTGCAGGGGATAATGATGTCGCTCTTGTTTTAGAAAAAATAAAAAGTGAACAAAAGGGAAAAGTAATAATACCTAAAGGGGTTACGACTATTGGTTATGAGGTTTTTAAAGGAATGATTTATATTACTGATGTTACTATCCATGAAAAAGTAAAAATAATAGGTCAAAGAAGTTTTAAAGATTGTTTGGGCCTTGATTTTTTATATACAGGAGAAGGAACGGAAAGGATTGGAGATGAATCTTTTGAAGGATGCTTAAATTTAAAAGTTATTACTATTGGTCCTAGAACCAAAAATATAGATCCTAATGCTTTTAAAAATTGTCCCAATATAGCAAAAATAAATATAGAATGTTTGACTCCTCCAGATATTTTTGAAAATTGCTTTGATGAAGATGTGAAAAAGAATTGTATCTTATATGTACCTAAAGGTCGTTTGGAAATATATTCAAGGGCAATAGGATGGAGTAAATTTAATAACATTCAAGAAAACGAATGATAAAAAATGAGGTTGTATCAGCATTTGATACAACCTCATTTTTTATTTTCTCACCTTCATAATATCAATAAAATCACTATCTTTGCTTTTAGAAGGTGCATGAAGTCATGCACTACCCAAAACTTACGAAAAGACCATGGCAGGAGCAGAATTTAAAATTACTGATGCGATTGATCCTAACATCGTTAAGAAGTTAAATGAGATAAGGATTAATATTCAAACCACATCTTCCGAATATGCGAATTTCACAAAACAATTAAGTGATGGCATAAATTTTAAGCCGGGTAATCTAAGAGAATACCAGTCTAAAGTTGACAGTTATAATGCTACAATTACCAAATTATATGCTTCTCAAAATAGGTTGTCTGAATTACAGGCTAGTCAATTAAAGTTATTGACCGATATTTCCCGTAAGATAGAGCTTCTTACCAAACCATTGAATACATTGGCAGACAAGATAACGGAAGTAAAAGTAAATTTGAGAGGTGCTTCCGAAGACTTGAAGAACGTGTCACAGGATGCGGAAACTGCTTCTGTTTCATTCCAAGAGGCATCTAAGAAAATATCCATGACTGCTGCTGATTTTGATTCAATCCGTCAGACGGTAAAGGCTTTTGATACACAAGCCTCCGAATTGAACAGTAGATTAAGTGATAACAAAGAAATAATTTCAGCCTTAAGAACATCTCTGAAAGAATTATCGGAGGAGTATAAGAAAGGTGCTATCAGCGAAGAGGAATACAAGTCCAAAAGAGATGCTACGGTATCCCAGTTACGCACGCTGACAGAGCAGAATAAACAATATTTGGCGATATTGAGAAATCATACACAGGTAGCGATTGCCACTACAGGAAGCTATAACGAGATGAAGGCTTCAATGCTTCAGTTGGAAAAGGAATATTATAACCTTTCACAAGCTGCACGCGAGGGAGCAAAAGGTATGGATATCTTGAACAATATCGGCAAGCTGAATCAACAATTAAAGGATATAGATGCACAGATGGGCAATTACCAACGTAATGTGGGTAATTATGCTTCTGGTTGGAATGGCCTTAATGTTTCCATACAACAGATTGCGAGAGAACTTCCGGCTTTGTCTGTTAGTGCCAATACTTTCTTTCTTGCCATATCCAATAACCTTCCTATATTTATTGATGAGTTAAAGAAAGCAAGGGTGGAATATGAACTTCTTAAAAAACCGGGGCAGACTGCTACACCTGTATTTAAACAGGTATTGAGTTCCCTTCTTAGTTGGCAGACGGCTTTAGTTGTTGGGATAACTCTTTTATCGAGTTATGGAGGTGAGATAACCAAATGGGTGGGTAGCCTGTTTGATGCGAGAAAAGAAATTGATTATCTAAAACAGCTTCAGGAGGATTTGAATAAAGCTCAAAAAGAAGGTGTGAAAAATGCCCAAGATGAAGCTATTAAATTGGATATATTATATAGGGCTGCTGTCAATTTGAATAAACCTATGGGAGAGCGGGAAAAAGCCGTTGAGGAACTGAAAAAGCAATATCCTTCATACTTTAAAAATATAAGTGATGAAAACATTCTTGCAGGTAAAGCGGCTGATAGTTATCAAAGGTTATCTAATGCCATATTAGCTTCGGCTAAAGCTAGAGCTGTGCAAGATCGGCTTGTAGAACAGGCTAAACAAAAATTAGACTTGGAAGATCAGTTGGCAGAAAAAGAAGAAAAACGTGCGAAACTTGAATCTGCTAGAGATCAGATGAAAGCACAATATGAATCCAGTCAAGGGGCAGCTATGGATACAGCTAGAGACATGTATGGGAAGTTAAACAAGCAGGTTGAAGACTTGGATAAAGAAATAGGTTCTTTATTAAATCAGTTATATCAAGCAGATAAGGCTAGTAGAGATATGGCAAGTTCTATTAACATTGGAGATGTTACATTTAATCCTCATTCTGCCGATAAAGCATCGGATGATTTAGCGCAATACATGGGGAATCTTAGGAATAAAATGGCTGACTTGTCCGTTTCTCTCATTAAAGATGAGCATGAACGTAATCTTGCTGCCATAGAGAAAGAATATAAAGACCAGATAGCAGCTGTAAAGGGATATTCTGAGGAAGAGAACAAACTTCGGGAAATGTTGGGCCAAGAGAGAATGCAGAAGATAGCGAAAGAGAATGAGGAATATGCTAAGAAGTTGGCAGAGGCTGAGAAAAAAAGGATCGAGGAAAAGAAAAAGTATACTGATGAGATGCTCAGACTGGAAGAGGAACAATCATCTCTCCGTATAGCAGCTACAAGTACTGGATATAAGGAACTTGAAAATATTATAACAGAAAATTACTCAAAAGGGCTGCTATCGCGAAAAGAATACGATGAAGCCATGCGTGAACTGGAGCGGAAAGCCGCAAACGAGCAATTACAGATACAGATAGATGCTGCTGAAAAAATGATTGAGATAGCGGAAGCATCGGGCGTGGTAAGCAAGCAACAAATTGAAATGCTGAGAGAATCCATAAAGGCTATGGAAGCAGAGATAGGTTCTATAAATGCGGATGATCAGTTGAAAAAAGCGGAAGAGCAACAGGATATCACACGAAGGAATTTTGAAGTGTTGAAAGGTTATTCTTCTGCATTGAAAGATCTTGCATCGGATATCGATAGCCCGTTTGCCGGTATATTTGATGGGATGGATAAGGGATTCAGTATTATGTCTGATAAGATATCGGGTGTTTGGAAAGAACTTACAGACGGTGAGAAGATGGAAAGGACTACCGAGATGTGGGCTTCTATGGTTAGTGGAATTGGTGAAATGATATCATCCATTTATGATCGCCAGATTGAAGCTATTGAGGCTGAACAGGAAGCGAATGAGAAAGCTGGTGAAGAGGAAATTTCCCGTATAGAGGTTTTAGAAGAAAGAGGTGCTATAACAACTGAAGAAGCCGAAGCGCGTAAACGTGCGGCGGAAGATAAAACGGCACAAAAGAATGCCGAATTGGAGAAGAAAAAAGCTGCATTAAGAACAAAACAGGCAAAGTTTGAGAAAGCTACCAGTATAGCTGAGGCGGCTATACAGATAGCAGGTGGTATTTTGCAGACGATAAAACAATTGGGCTTCCCTGCTGCAATACCTATGATAGCTGCTCTAGGTGCTATGGGAGCGATACAGCTTGCTACTATTATAGCGACTCCTATTCCGAAGTATGCCAAGGGTACTGATTCGCATAAAGGCGGATTGGCTGTAGTGGGTGATGGTGGTGTCCCTGAAACAATCGTTACTGAAAAAGGAGCGTATATTACTCCGTCTGTCCCTACTTTGGTTGACATCCCTAAAGGTGCGAAGGTTATACCTTATGCAGTGGATATGGACAGGATAAAGGCTCATGCAAATGATTTTGATGGTCTTATGGCATATAGAAGCGAAAACGATCTTCCTCCTGTATCAATAGTTAATGATTATAGTGAACTGGAGAAAAAGATAGGGCATCTGGAAAAATCACAGCAGATAGGATTTGCAAAATTAGCCAAGGCGATAAGAGAAAACAATTATCAGCAATTTTCAAAAAGTATCTGATTATGAGGTATACAAGTGACATATATGAACTTCCCTTGTCCGTTTTTATAGAGATTTATACCAATGATAGCAATACTATTGAATTTGACGGTGAGGACAAAGGGGCTGTATCGGCAAAAATTATCAATGACTATGTAGAAATTGCCGGGAGCAAACAGTTGTTCTCTGAGATATTGAATTGTAATGAGCGTATGAATCTTGCAATGACTGTGGAGTGCATGAAGGCATGTGAGAACATGATGAAGTTGAAAATGTATGATGAGGTGCGTGATATTCTGATGAAGATAGGTTATTCGTGTAAAAAAGGTGATGTAATGGCTATGAATGCTAGAATATCCGCATTAAATTCCCGTGCACAATATGATTTGGATAAGATAAGTAAGGAAAAGAATGAGGAACTGAAGGAGAAGCCTACAAAACGTGGATTTATAAATGAAGTTGTCGCTATTGGGAAGTATAATAAGATGTATATCAATCTGAAAGAATGGACCGCCGGATCTTATGCCTGTCTTGTAAGGCAGACATGTGACGAAATCGATGGGTTGAATCGTAAAATGAAATAATTATGTATTATCGATGTGAGTTACTTATAAATGGTCTGAAGTACAGGGTTACTGATGATCTTGAAAATTGGGACGAGGTGAAGGCTAGTTTCAAGAGAAATGACTATGACGGTGTTATCCGTACATTTTCCAACAAATTTTCTTTTGCTGGGGATGCTAGAAAATTGCTGTTAAAACAATATGATGAAGATTATTTGAATGCTTCTGCCTCAATAATAATAAGTACAAGAAATAACAGTTGGTTGTATAATGAACGGTTTAGTTGCGCTCTCAATTTTTCTACATTGCAGGATAATGGTCGTATCTTACAGATAAATGCCGTGGATGATAGCGTGGCGTCCATGATAAAGTCAAAAAAAGGAACTCAATATGAATATTCGGTCGAAGAGGTGAAAAGCCCCATTCCTCTTGTTTATGACGGACTTGAACTTTCAGAATCAGCAAAATGGATTCCTACAGGTGATACATTGGAAGACGATGACACTCTTATTAATGTTTATTTCAGCAAGAAAATGTCACCAATGCCAATATATATAACTGCCAGTGATTCCTTAATAAAGGGGTCTCTTGAATTTAATGATCAAACAGTAGGTGGTGATGATGTATATTCGATAAAGGCCCTGAAATCAATTAGGATAAATATAGAGTTTAATATTGATATGTTTGTGTTTAGGAAATATCAGTCTGGTGCTTTGGGATATGATGTAAGAGGTGTGAGGCTCCAGATTATGAAGATAAGTAATGAGATTGATAGTAATGGGGAAGCGGTGACTACGGAAACGGTGATAGGAAGTTTTGAACTTACGACAGAATCAGAAACGCCAGTGGAAAAGAAGGTTTCGGAATCGTACAATATAAGTCTTTTGCATAATGATAAAATAATAGTGAGAGCTATGTATGTCAATGAGAAAGAAGAGATTGTACCTGTATTGCCGGATTTGCCATACAAAGTCTCAACATCAAGTTATTTTAAAGCATCATGGAAAAATCGAATAAACCCTGTTGAGATGGATGTTATAAAGCCCGATACATTGCTGAACAGATTGCTTAAAAGTATTAATGGAGAGAAAGATGGTTTGACTGGAGTGATTGAGGGGACAGGAGATAGAAGGCTTGATAATTGTATGCTCTTGGCGGCTGAATCAGCCCGTAAGATTCCTGGAGCCAAAATATATACATCCTTCACCAAATTTGCAAACTGGATGAGTTACGTGTTTGGTTATGCTTACGACATATCCGGGAATACAGTAACTTTCCGGCATAGAAGCAAATACTTCTCGGATGATGTTGTCAAAAGGATAGATGATTTATCTGATTATGAGATGAAGGTTAATTCTGCATTGGTGTATTCTCGGATACGGATAGGCTTTGACAAACAGGATTACGACACGGCTAATGGAAAGGATGAGTTCCGTTTTACGAATGAATATACCACAGGCGTGACCATGACGGACAATAGCCTTGAAATGATATCTCCATACCGTGCGGACGCATACGGCATAGAGTTCCTTGCTGACAAAATAGGTGAAGATACTACAGACAACGAAAGTGACACTGATTTATTTATGGTAGGGGTGAAATCTGATTCATCTGGACTTAAGTATATATTGAACAGAGATTATCTTATGGGTGGCGTTCTCAGCCCTGACACAATGTTCAATGCCATGTTTTCCCCTTCTTCTATGGTTTTGGCCAATGAAGCATACATCGGCTCATCTGTTGAGATGCTTACTTTTGCGTCATCAGATGGTAATAGTGATGTGGGTATTGATGGAATGGGGGAAAGTAGGGATATAATTCTTTCAAAAAGGATGTTTACTGTGGCGGAGGTGGAATTTGAGACTTCGGATGTGGAACTCCCGGAAGATCTTACAGGAATTGTTGAACTGGAATACCAAGGCAAAGTTGTACAGGGATATTATCAGCAGGCTGATTACAATTTTACAAAATCACAAAGTTCAAAGGTAACTTTGATCGTGAAAAATTTTAATTCGTTATAAAGATTCAAATTTTAATTGTTATATTTGCAATGAAAGCTTGTGAAGTCACAAGTTACTAGAAACTTACGAAAAGACTATGATATCAATCGGAGATGTTTGTCCGTTATTCTTTAAACCGCTGAAATATAAATATTCAAATGCAGGATGTTTCAGACAAGTATTTTCTGTGTCAGACAACATCCTGCTGCAAATCTTTTGTGATAACGGCGAAAAACCTTCAGCTTATTTGAATGATAAGATCGGCAATATTTCCTCCAAGATAACACTGCTCACTTATGATGTAAATGAAAGCATTAAGATGTATTATGCCTCATTATCTCCTTCGGAGGGGATATATACAGTAACTATAGGCGATAAAGAATGTGAGGAGTTCTGCGTGTGTGAGAATATAGGTGATTCTATTCTGATTGAATATTCCCATAAAGATAATAATTCTGCGTTTGATAATATATTCTGGATTGATGAGGTCCGGCAGATGTTCCAGTTCAGAATAATAGGAGGATTCAAGCCGGATGGGGTGGAGTTGAAAGTTGAAAACGAACAGTTTGTGAATCAGAAGCAGGAGATAATAGAAATGTATTCTCTCCCTTATAAAACATTTGATTTTGTTTTCGGGACAAGTTGTGGCGTTCCGTATTATATAGCGGAGTTTATAAATAAGGTACTTTGCCTTTCTCACGTCAGCATAAACGGTAATTTGTTTGTACGGGAAGGGGATTCTGTTCCGGAAAAGATTGATACAATAGGTAAGAAACAGATGTTTATATATAAAGTGACTTTACGCCCTAGAGAAAACGATATTGCTGGGATCGGAGGCAAAACTGAGATCGCAACTTCTTCTTCAGGAATCGCGTTTTTACTAACTAATCCCGAAGAGGACGATGTGTTGAAATATAAGAAGGCGAAAGCTGCTTTTGTTAATGAAAATTACGTGTAATCATGGCTAGAAATCATCCTATAAAGATATTGTGGTACGGTTCGGAAACGGATGATGAAGGAAATCCGATTATACCGAAAATATCCCCGTCATTTGAAAAGCGACTGGAAGGGTTGAATGAGGGAGAGATATACATACATAATGATGATAATAATCCTTCTATTTACATAAGAACCAATAAGGACAGGGTTGTTGCCATATCGGGAGGTGCAAATATAGAGGAACTTTCCAAATACTTTCTTCGTAAAGATAAAGAAGATATCGCCAATGAGCTGATCACGTTTTTGAAAGGTCTTTTGATTGGTAAAAACGGTAGTGGAATTACTGTGCTTGAGAACGGTATGTCACAGGCTGTTGTCGATTATCTGTATGTCAAGGTCAAAGCCGTTTTTGACGAGCTTGAAGTAAAGAAGAAGACGTATGTAGGTGGCGAGCAGGTGATTTCCCATGCAGGCATGAAATGCAACCGTGTGGATGAGTTGGATGATGTCTACCGTTGTTATTTCAAGGAAGAGGAAGACGGAATTGAGATAGAGAACCAGTTTACTCCGGGATCTCTCGCCATCGCACAGGAGTGCAATATCAAGACAGGCATTTCGCATCATGTCGGCAACCGCTATTACTGGCGGTTGGTCACAGCAGTAGGTGAGAATTATATAGACCTGTCCAAGACCGTGTGTGATCCTAATGTCGAGAACGATGTTCCGGTGGCAGGTGATGATATCGTGGGATTAGGCCATAAGACCGATATTATCCGACAGGCGGCGATAATTCTCTCTTCGGTGAACGAAGTTTCTCCGTCCATCATCATGTATCAGGGTATTAATGATTTTACCTTGACCGGGAAAGACGTTATATCTTTTGATTTTGACAAATCTACCGGCAAGTCCCGAATGAAGGTGTACGGAGATACGTACATTGGTGACAGGGACCGGACCACTTACATGGAATACACTCAGGATAAAGGTGTTGATATCAAAGGTATGTTCCATATCGAGCAGGGTTCCACCGGATGGCGTAACATGGAAGGGCTTCCGGATGAGATACAGGCGGCGGCAGATCTTGCCCAAGAGGCTAAGGATGCGATAGACAATGCGGCTGTCGGCTCGGTCAATCTGTTGCGTAACTCCGGGTTTACCGGAGATTATGAGACAGAGGACCTGTCTGCCGCTACCGAGCTATCGGCGGATACCGAACTTTTTAGCAAGCAACTGGAATATTGGACGGGAGTGGCTACCGTATCTGCGGACAGTGATGCCGGCTCCGGGTACTCTGCCGCAATCGGTAGTTTGTCCCAGTCCGTATCATTAATCAAAGGAGAAAGTTATGTTATCAGTTATAAAGCAAAAGGTACGTCTGTGTCTGTTTCGTGCGGTTCTTTCAGTGTTTCTCAACCTCTCACATCCTCTTATCAGAGATATACCCATAAGATCACCTTCAATGGCAGTGGTATATTTCTTATCAGTGGTACCGCAACCGTTTGTGACCTTCAGTTAGAGCGTGGGGCCATCGCTACTGACTGGAAGCCTTCAATTCTTGACAATGACAAGGCAACAGCCGGTTTCCAGTCAATCAATTATATCGCGAGCGCAATCAAGGATGGATCTGTGGATATCCTTGGTGGTTTGATACTTGCCAATATGATCCAACTGGGTAATTACAAGAATGGCAAGTTACAGAAGGTCACAGCCGGAGTTAGCGGCATATATAATGACGATGATGATGTGGCGTTTTGGGCAGGAGGAAAACTTGAACAGGCAATTCTGACTGTAATGAGGTTCCGTAATGATCCTAATTACCAGCCCACAGATGCGGAATGGGCGAACATGGCGAACTTCGTTGCCACTCATGGCGGTGATGTGTTCTTAAGAGGATATATCTATGCTCTAGGTGGCAAGTTCAGAGGTGAAGTCAATGCGGAAAGCGGAATCTTTAAAAATGTAAAGTCACCTAACGGAAATTTTAAGATTGATGAGGATGGCAATATATGGATAAAGGGAGAGGGAGAGTTTAGTGGTACTGTCAATGTCATATCATCCAATGGTTACAAGATCGTAATATCCCCTGAGGATGAGTATTCCGTACCGTCTATCAGAATGTATGATTATAATGAGGAAGAACTGTTCAGTATCTCCCTACAGTACGGACTTGGAGGGATGATTCCCAGTATTTCCATGTTCGATCCTTCTAGCAGTGATAGATTATATTTCCGTCCGGACAGTATGGTTGTCGAGCAAAAAGGAAGTGACGGTTATATATATCAGACCCAGATAATGGGAGGACGCATAATTATGGTTAAAGGTTCTGAGATTGTATGGGATCAGAACATGTTGCCCAAATAAAATGAAGTGATATGGAACTTAATTCAATAAATAAAACAGGTACTTGGAGTGAGGCGGTAGATCGTCTTAACAACAACTTCAGCAAGACCTCCACTGAAGTGGAGAAGGTCAAGCAGAACGCTATACGCAACAAGGGATTGTTTTCGACAGTAGAAGCATTGCAGGCTGCTGTCCCATCTCCTGTTGTGGGTGACTGGGCAGTTGTGGGGGATACCATACCGGGTCCTCTGTATCAATGTAAGACGAGAGGTGTTTGGAGCGAAACAGGAACAATCGGAGGCGGTGGAAGTGTTGACCTTTCCGGCATCTTGACAGCCGAGGAGATAGATGATGTAACATCAATATTATAGCTATGAAAATTAATTACCAGTCTGATTTTAAAATTATAGAGAAGAACCTGAATGGAGACATATCAACTCCCTTCCGGTTTACTTACTTCAATCCGTTTAAGGGAAAGTTTATAGCCTCCTTTGACGGACAAGAGTATGTGGGTTGCAGCCGTATGGAAGATGGCAGTCTGCTTGTTGCTTTTGATAACCCCGGTTTCTCCCCCGGTATATTGAAGGTCAAGCGAGAATACTTCATCTCTGATACCGACTTTAGGGATGGCATCTGCAACCTTGTATCTATTGAAGATACAGGGATTGTGCTGACTACCGGAAAGACGGATGAGAGCACAGCAGAGAACATGCCCTATCCGGATTATGCCGCATACAATGCGGTGCAGAGCATATCTCTGTCAGATCAGGAGTATGATGATGTGCTGAGTGATTTTAATAGTTAATAAATAATTACATAAAATAACAACAGTCCAAGTTCCGGCGGAACTTAGGCTAAAACAGGAGATATTATGGTAAAAATGCATAAACTGACGAAGGGCGGACAAACCATTTACCCAGCTACCATCTATGATGCGGTGGTCAATCCAAAGACGCGTAAGAGCTTGACTACGGAAATATCTGATTTAGACGTTGGATTAACTTCTATTAAAAACAAGACAGAAGGTATTTATAATACGATTGACCATATAACAGATAAAACAATAGCTAAAATTGTAGGGTCCGATTTTAACGAAACGTATGTAACATCATGGGGACAAGGTGGCATATCCACTACGACTGGCGCTATTGAAGAGGGAGGCAAAACAAGAATACATTCAGATCTTATAAATACAGGTGTTGACATTTCAATAGAAAGTGGATATAGATATTATATAATTTATTACAATGAAAATGGGTCTTTTGCTGCTAAAGATGGCAATTGGAAAACTGATAAAAGCACAACATCAACATCTTATAAGAAATTTCGTATCATGGTTTCTTTGATTAAAGAAGCCACTATAGATATAGAATCAGGGAAACGGGTTACTATAAGTAAATTATATCAAAATGAGGCGTTATGCCCAGATATCAACATGTTCAATAAAACGGTTGAACAGATAACTGATGAAACAAAACAAATTGCACAATCATACAATGATTTGAGTAATGAAATGGAACGCAACCTAACCGAGATTAAGGGTGGCAATTATATGGAAAAACAGGATCTATTGTGCGTACAAGGGAGTATCAATTCGCAAAGCGGTATACTACAACCAGGTGGGACCAATAGAGTCTATACCAAGATAATTAATACAGGAACTGATATCATTATCAAGACCGGTTATAGAATATATGTCATGTTTTATAATGACCCTGCCGGTGAGTCTTTCAATTCAAAAGATGGTAATTGGAATACTGTATATACTACCATTCCCACAAAAACCCAATATTGCAGATTGATGATCGCTAAAATTGATGATACGGACTTGTCCCCATCGGATGCATCTGAGAATGTTCTGGTAGGGGATTTGACCCGTTATCCTTCAATGTTTATGCCATCAGTGAATTTGAGCACTAATCCTGCCGGATCATTTATGGCAAAAGATGATTTATTGACTTTATTTTTTTACTTAAGGGATAATCAAAGAAAAAAATACGTAACATCATTATCTAAGACCTATTATGTAAGTACAGCCAATGGCTTGGATACCAATGATGGTTTGTCTGACTCAACTCCGTTGAAGACTTTGAATAAAGCCGATGAACTGATGACCGATGGGGACACGGTCCTTATTGAACGAGGAAGTATATTTAATACAGAGGTACAAGTCTTGTCTAAAGAAGGAATCAGAGTGGATTGTTATGGCGACATGTCCAAGGATAAACCTTTGTTTTTGAATTTGCAGACAATACCGACCGTATCTATATCAGATATTAGCTCTGTTAATGACATTGAGTCTTTGGATAAATTATACAAACTGCGCGGCTATAGTAACATTTATGTTCTAAAGCATCACTATGGTTCGGGCAGCAAGGACAGATTTGTTTGTCAGGTATTTTTAGACGGGAAAAGAAATGGATGGTGGCTTGACGCACAGAAAAAGTCCAGTTCGGATGCCATGGACTGGCTAGAAAACAATCCGGGTAGCTCCTATTGGTTCAGCGGATACGATTCAGAGTCATGGGGGGAAGGGGATTATTATATATATTTATCAACAACCGATATTGCAGGAAAAATAGTGGAGATAACTCATGAAGTGACAGCGATTGGGAAAAAAGGACAAAAACTGCAAATCACCCAATATGCTTCTGATATTCGTAATATCGTTTTTCGAGGTGGTGACTCTACAGACGGTGCTGTTATTCCTAATGGATTTTATGAGGGGGTAGAAAGTTTGGATTTTGGTAGACATGGTTTTCTGTTTAACAGGTCTGCGGCTCCCCATACTCACATGATGCTGAATTGCAGAGCAGTATCAAGAAGTGGAGCAAATGGAGAGTATTATCATCACATGTATTATAATTACCATTATTATGGAGAACTATTGGCATTTATCGGTTGTGAGGCCATAGGCAGACATGAATATCTTGGTACTGCATTTGCCGGGCATGGCACAAGTTCGGTAACAGGGATGCCTTTCGATGCCATGTATCTGTATGACTGCTACTGCGAGGGTGTTAATGTGGTTGTCGGTGCCAATGGAGCGCAAATGAATTATTTAAGGAATATAAGAGTTAAGGAGGTTGGACATATTTGCATACGTACACAGGGATTACATGCAGTAGGTATTTTCGGAACATTGTATCCCCCGCAAAATAATTGGAATGAACCTGTATTCGCTGAACCAATCGGTTATAATGTCTTAAAAAATATACGTATAAGGAGTCGAACAGGAATGGGGACATTACTTATTTATAAAAACTCTGCGAACAAAGATGCAGGAAAGGTGGTTTTTGAAAACGCTACAATTATAGTGGAAAGTGAAGGGAAACAGGCTCCTGTATATAAATTTGGGGCGACTCTGTTTAGATTGGCTGACAATATATCTGTTGTTTTCAATAGGTCATTCGTTGCTGTAGATAATGGGCTGGAAACCACATCCTCCATGTTGTGGGATAACGAAACGACACCAGACATAGAGTTTATAGATTCGGAGCTATACGGTATCAAGGATAATCGTTTGCACAGCGATGATAAAAATTCATATTTCTATGAGAGTATGGATGGGATTTTTTCAAAAATCAACAATCTAACAAAATTAAGTTATGTTGAAGATAACTGTATATTCAATTTGTAAAGCATATACTATGATACGAAAACTAATAGCCAGAATAATGTTCCATCTGTCCATTGAAGTGCATCCGGATGCGGAATGGTTTTAATTATAAGGGCTGGCCTACACCAAGATCAGCCCTTACATCATAGTTATCGTATCATAACTATAATTTTATAACAAAAATTACTCAACAAGCACTCCGTTGTTTACACTTGCCTTGCTAACCAGACATGAGTAATCATAATCATTTTTAGAAATATCCATACAATCTTGCAATACATCAGACTTACTTACTCCTGCTAATATTACATTTGAAAAAAGACTGTTCGTAAAATGTACGGTATCGACACGACCTAGCAACAAATTTTTATTACTTGCAAATATGACATTGTTAAAAGCACATTTCGCATTGTCCAAAGTATTATCTATAGAAACAAATATGGCTGTTGTAGGGGTAAAGTTTTCAGGCATTTCCCATTCTATTATGGAATTACATATCTTTAGATTTTCAATAGCGTTAGAGTTCGTAACTGACTTATAATATAGCGAATACCCAACTTGGCGTGCGGCATCGGTCACCTTTATTTTGATTCTTGCATTTATTAGTTCTATATCTTTGATTTCTGTTCCGCTAACTAACAGTCCGTTATTGCCAATATTTTGGACAATCGTTCCAAATACTGTACAATATGTAATTTTATTTTCTATGCCAGTACCTCCCCTTAAAGAGCCTGAATCTTTTAATGTAATGTTATAAACATGTACGTGATTTACCAGAGACGTATCTCCTATAACAGATCCACAACCCTCCACATAACAATTCTCTATATACCAATTGGAGTATTCCATAGTAAAGCCTCCATTATGCCCAGAAAATGCAGAACCTAGCTGACCGGGATTTATCACCCTACAATTGGCGCATATCAAGTCTATATTTTCCGACAATCCTGAAGATGTCAAAAAATGAAATTGATATCCCTGCGCTCTGGATGATTTTGTCTCGCAGTTCAAAAAATATGACTCTTTGAAAACAACGCCATGATGCTGATGGTCCATAAATGTGCAGTCTTCCCAAAATATATTATCCCCAATGACAGCCACTCCATCCCTGCTTCCGGAACCTCTTAATGTCAAATGACTAATATCAAGACAAGCCACATCACTACCAATTAACATTTTCGAGAAGAACCTGTTAGCTTCTATTATGTGTGTGTTCGGAGAATCAGACAATGATACATAATAGTAACAATCCTGTTCAGACCATCCATCAACATATTTACCCCCACTGAACCAAGATGATTTATCAACATGGGTATCAAGATATGTCATTGCCTCTGCTTCTTCCAATGAATTCGTGTCATATACGTTGCACATCCTTTCTCCATCTAAGTACACCTGATTCATTCCACGTTCCGCCACAGCTTGATAAGCATGAATTTTACAACGATAGATATGATTATAGCCACTCACCTTTTCCCAGTCTGTTAAAACAGACAGATAATTTATAATAGGTTTTTCCCCAAGGCCATAGGCAGATATTCTTATATTTCGAAGGTTATTTATTAATGAGAAATCATCTCTGAACTCACTTCCTCTTTCTATTAATAGCACGTCACCGTCAGTCAATGATGAAAATGCTTTGTGCAGAGTTTTAAACGGCTTGTCACGTGTGTTGCCTGTAACGAGCAACAAATTATAAATGTTATAAAACATATTAATTATGGCAAGAGGACGATCTATTACCCTAGATCAAGAGTCTAGGGTATTGTCCTTATATAAGGACGGGATAGCGATCAAGGAGATAATAAGAGAAACAGGGGTACGGTCTGAGCAAACAATATACAGGATATTGGACAGCAATGGTGTGCCCCGAAGACCGAAGGTTAATGGCGTGAAAAGAATACTTGTTATGATAGAAGAGGACGTGGCAGCTATATTGGATAAGGAGCAATCGGTATCATTATATGTCAATGAGGCTATAAGATTCTATCACGGTAACCGGCATTAATGCCGGTTATTTTTTTATTAAAACTATATTTAAAATCACGTTTCGAATCGTGTTGTTTAGATAAATTAAAGTCATATCATTTCGCAATACCCTAAAAATACCCACGAGAAAAAAAATATTAAAAATATACCAATACTTTTTGTATAACACCCGATGTTTTTTTATCAAAGCTTTGATATATCTTAAAAATATACCAATTATATATTATATTTTTTCGACACGTAATAAGCCAAGGAGGCGACAGAATAAATTGCAGCGCAATCATCTGAACCATTATAATCCAATATCCCATCCATAAACTCATTGTATTGCGGGATCTCATCATAGTCAGAACGAAACATCACATTATTTTTGATAAAATCCAGAAAAGCAGATACCCTAGCATCTGTTCCCATATTTTTATGCATAATTCTGACATCGTATCTATCCCTTAAGCCCCGTGCTATGGGGAAATAATTTTTCTCACTTTCAAACAATACTTCCACAGGAGATATGCCCTCTAAAAATGACAGGAGAACAGTCTCATCAAATGATTCTGTATATGTCACATTATCTATATATATTCCCTCATTTACATAGCACGAAACGATAATGAACTTTCCGGCATATTCGGGAAGAACATATACAAGTCTTGTCCCCTGAATATTTTTAGACATATCAAAATATCTCATATCTTTATTTTCCTGTTTAATTTTACTTCGTTTCCTTTTCAAGGAGAAACGAGTATATTCATCCTTGAATACCCATACGGTAATATATCGCAGACAATCCACCAAGTGACCGTATCTCTCATAAGACTGTCCTGTAATCTTATCCTTTACTCTTTTTTTCAGCATCCCTCCATTAACGTCCTTCTTGGCATTGTTATAATCGACTATCGAGTTTTTACATCCATCATCTACCGAAAATGACATTCCCGAGCCTCCATCGAGCATGTAGTTTACAAATTCACCTGACATCGGTACGGACGGGTTAGAAGCCGGTATCCTCTCCTCAACATGGTAATCGCTTTCCAGCCCTTCCACGAACTTATCAAGAAACGATCTCTTCTCTTCGTCTATAGTGTTCCCGTTTCTTGTCGAAGCATCTCCGTACAGATACAGCATATCATTATACCTTATTGATTTCAGGTAATCTACCGCCATTTTTGAAGCCTGTGTTGCCGTGTTGAACGGATCACTGGCGCATATCTCGTTAAACTGCCTTATACTACTTCCATCCACCTGGAAAAATGATATTGAAATATAAGGGAGCACATTGTTATCAATTGATATATGAACCGGCATCCCTTTAATGTAGTGTGTCGTTTTTATGTGTTTGTTTGAATCAAATGCATACAGGAACTCTCCTCCTGTCTTAATGCTTCCCCATTCTCCCAATGCGTATACCCTGTAGTAATTATAATCATGATCCTTGTACCATTGGTAATTAGATATCGTCTGTCTGTCATAGTATCCATACTTCCCGTCCGGAGAACCTACTACCCAGAAGTTGTTCTTATACGAAGAATGCAGCTCTACCGTATCCGATGGATATCTTTCCATTTTTCCCGTACGCTCATTAGCTATCATTCTAGATTTATTATATCTCTTTCCTAATATCCGGCTATAATCCTTAGGTAATAAACTCCTTTTTATCGGATATCTTACTTTCCCGTACAAATCATTCGGATGCTCATCCCACTCGTATGTATCAAGGATCTTGGTTTTTATCCACGAGTCCTCTGATACTGGATTAAAGTTGCATATCATCTGTAGGCCCTCCTTTCCTCGTAGGCGGAAACGTATTTGTGTGAAATCCTCATATTCAAACTCAGTGGCCTCTTCCATCACTATCCAGCGATATCCTGTGATAGACTTTATCTTCTCGGGATCGTCCAATCCTGTAAAATCGATTTTGCAACCATTTATACAGGTTATATTATTTTCCTTTGGAGCGAAAAACTGACTCAATTGAAGAGCTTTCATTTGGGTCTTAAACTCTTCATATACCGTATTCTTAAGACTGGCTCCAACTTTTCTCACAACGAGAGCCGAACCCTCTCCGGAGAATACAGACAACAACACGGATTGTGTCGTAGATACAGATTTCCCTGATGAGGAACCACCTCTGTTTATAATATACCGGATATCCTTGTCATGCATCGCCTCACGGATATGCCAAAACAGGGGATTAAACAATTTATACGAGAATACCATCTCTATCATTGCTCGTCCCCAATTATCATGCGCACATTGGTACTGACATCACTTTTTACTGGAGCATCCCATCCAAGCATCTTGCTTATCTGTGTAATGGCGGCTATTTTGCTATATAGCCGTATCTCTACTCCATATTGAGTATTCTTAATCGATTGGATGCAACATCGGACTGGTTTTGGTATATCATCAAGAGAACGGACAATAAACGTATCTTTACTTTTTAATTGAAGATCTATAGGGTCTACATTTACCACATTTGTAAGAAAACGCAATGCATCTTCCTTCTTCATGTCAGACTTTTTTAAGATATCAGCCTGCAATTCATTTACACGGGATGCGACAGATGGATTTCTCAGCAATTCAAATGCACGCTTACTAACGACCCCATCCTTCCATCCAATACTATTAGGGTAAGCTTTCCGATATGCATCTGTAGCATTACCTGTTTCTATATAATAATGACAGAAATTTTCTCTATTTGCTACGAGTTTTTTCCCCATAAAAGTCTTTTCGTCCGAAGAACGTACCGTGCTCCTTTACACGGAAACATTATAATTCAAAGTTACAAAAAATCTGAATAAAAACAAAACTTGTCATTTAATTCATTTTCTTAAAAGTTCTTTATCATGTAAACCGTGATCACAAGCTGTCTTATAAGCTCGATCCCGTAGTTCGTTCAAATTAATATTATTCATTGTCTATTTTTTTATAATCCTTACATCCATTACGATAAAAACCACCATCATATAAATCACTGTAACCATGGTTCACTTTAAACCGAAGAGGATGGTTTAGCGCACAAAGATCACTATAGTGCTGTTTAGCTGATTCTTCAATTACTTTCTCCATCTCATCATCATCTAATACCCTTTCGTCCGGTTTAAAATTCTTGCATGTATCACAGTAACGGATAGGTTTACGTTCTCCTTTTTTCCCTGAAGGCTTTTTAAACCCTTTTAGCCAACAGCTTTCGTCTTTGATAGGGCAACATCTACAGTAATCATCAATATCGTAAAATTGACAGTAACCGTCACAGAACCATTCTCGAAACTCTGTAAGCATTTTCTCTTTTATAAGTTCTTCCTTCATTTCCTTATTCCTAATTTAATTTCTTCATCCTTGATTATTTTCCCAATCTTATCGGCTTCCTCATATCGTTCCTCCCTTATCAACTTTCTTTGCAGCTCCGAGAGCTGGTTAAGGAAAACAATATCGTTACGATCTGACACACGACGGACATATCTTTCTATATCATCCAGCTTATTCTCCATGCGTATATGCCACTTGCTTACCAAAATTAAAGTAAATGCTAGAGCACAAACATTTAATGAGGCAAGGATGAATTTAAATATTGATTCTGCTATTTCCATAATCATATAAGTTTTAATGCTTCCTGTAAACCTGCTTCAAGTGCTTCCTCGTAGCTATCCCATTCCTCTCCATCATTTGTTCCTTTATAAACAGAACTAGCCATATGAGTTCCATTGTCAGCTTTAGATATTTCGTATCCATAGCCACAAGCACAGTTGTATATACATATATGAATGTTCTTAGTTTCACGAAGCCACTTCTGGGCGATGGATTGTATTGGACAAGAATAGAATAATTTAGGTAAATCCTTACTAGTTCTAAATATGGTTTCCATCATCAAGCCTTTATCGTTAATGATATATTTGCAATACTCATTAAAGCCTTTCTCTCTTAGCAACTTTGCTGTTTCCAATGTTACAGGTTCTTCGGTCATAATTTTATTCTCCTTTCAATTTCTTTATTAGCGCATCGGCAAAACTAAGGCTTATTTGGGCTGTCATATTTGAATCAGCAATCATTACCTGTTTGCTGCAAAATCCTTGCATGGCTGCTTTCGCCAGTTCATATCGCCTCTGTTCCCAGTCAATAGCTGAAAAATCAAGTTCGCATTCTCTGTAAACCATGTTATCACATACATATAAATAATCTCTGCTATGTTGAGAGTTGATGTTTAATTGGGGAGTTACATCCACCAAAACCCCTGTTGATTTTACTCTTGCTTTCATATTTAAAATTCTGATTTAATAATAGTACCAAATGAACGATACCTACGCCAAACCATATTTCCACGTTGAATACTAGTAATCCAATCACAAGCCTTAAAAACTTGTCCTACATTATATAGGAATGGTCTTTTTTGAATTTTTCTTTTTATTCTTGCTTTCATATTTAATCGAAATACATTACTTTCTTACCTATACATACCTTGAACCTTGAAAGAGATTCACTATATTGTGTAATATTATTGGGATTATATTTGTTAACAAAACATCCAGTACGTTTATGGTATCTGACACAAGCATTTTCAGGAGATTTAGCCAATATTTCTTTCTCATCGCTAAAACTAAAAAATAAACTATCTCTATATGATACCTTATACCACTTTACTTGGCTTCTTATCTTTTTAAAATACTTTGCTTTCATTATTCCTCCTTTATTTTAAAATGTTCAATCAGTTCGTTTACGGTAGCCTTGTGATAACGTCCTGAAATAATGGTTGCATTATCCCAATTTTCATCCCAAAAGAACATAATGCCTTTGAGTTCTGTGAAATAATGATCATTACCAATAGAATCGCCATAAGAAACGCTAAGAATGGAATCTGCTATAAACCACTGCATGTAGTTACTATCATCCCTCAATGCAGCGATAGCCAGGAATAGTTCTTCATTCGTTCCGCAATCAACACTTCCATATTTTTTCAAAGGATGCCCATTTCTTATCACATGATTCTTTTGGGATAGTAAAAAGAATATTCCATTATGACACATAATAAAATCATACTTATTATCATCATCTGCATAATATTTAGGCTTACCATGTGAATACCCCAATTCTTCCAGCCCTCTCCGAAGTTCCTGTGTATTTTTGCGTATAAAACACGGTGTTGTAAATCCCATAATTATTCCTCCTTATCTATCTTAATATCCGTTACTTTCCCACGACTGACAAAGCACTGGTCCATGTTTGGGTTTTCATAAGCTATATCGCAAATGATTTCTGAACTATCATCACACTCATTTTGTAATGAGCACTCATCACATATTCCAACGCACAATTCATGCAACACTCCGTCTATTATTATTCCGTTATTTATTTCCATAATCAAATACAATTTCTCATATATGTTTTCCTATCAATCATACCGTTTTCTGATTCTTCTACCAAGCCAAAGAATGTATTAGCATAACAAACATGCTCGTCTATCATTATACATATTCCATCAGACGGATAATATTCACATGAAACATTATCATCCCAATCTATATGTTTTTGTGCTTCTTTGGATATATCATCACAAGCAATCATATACTCTATGTATTTATTAGATGCTTTTCTTATTTTGTCAAATATATTTCCTTTCATGATTTTCATCTATACACCCATCATCTTTTATCCATTAATCGCTTCATTTAACTTTTCCTCAAACTCCGCAATGATACAATCTGCATCACCGCCATGTACCCAATTGTCCAATACAGACGAAAGAACTTCAACTGCCTTTCTAGATGTTTCGTCAACTGCCATATTGATCGCTTGATTCACTTCCTCTAACGTAAACATACTCATAATTATTCCTCCTTCTTTTTAAGGCTTATATCAATTGACAACCTATCGACAATTTCCTCCTTAATTATCTCCCTACACAAATTTCTTATCATTAAGAAATCACCGTTTTTCTTTATCTCGTCAGAAACCATACAACGAATCCACCTCTCTATATTAACATCGTCCCCATAGGTGTTATGGAAGATACGTTTAACTTCCTCTTTCACGATTGAAACTATTATATCCTTTATATCCTCTTTAGTCAACTTTAGTTCGTTATGGATATAGTTCTTTACTTCTCTGTATCTATATTTGCTCATAATCAATTCCTCATTTTAAAACATTCAACAACTCTTTAGCTCTCTTATAGGTGTCAAAGCCCTTTACATTCACCCATTCGTATGAAATACGTTTGTCTTTTCTGACTTGTACCCAATATATTATTATGGGAATACAACCGTTGCACCCTTCTCCTCGTATGATTCTGTACCTTTCCATATTAGTCCCCTTTCTCTTTAATTCGTTCAAGTACATCCCTGTTAGCTTCGAGTATATCATCGAAAGACGGGATGTAACATCCACATGTCACACTCGTAGCCGTTCCAATCCTCAAATTCAAATCCTCCGTCTGTCGCAACGTATGGCGATCTCCCGGATGAAACAACGATATAGCCACTAACAATCGCTCCATTTGATACCATTCTGCAAAGGACAAGCTTGTTTGGTTCTGGCAACCGTTCCTTAACACTTATCCAAGGCGATTGCTTTGACTGCCACTCTGCACCAGAAATAAAGTCAACAATGCAGTATGGTTCACAATGAAGCTGCCTGTTTCTGCAATCATTGGAATATTTTTTTGCCGCTTCTTCTACTGTCTGTTTCATATCCTATCCTTTGAAATTTCTCATGTATTCGCAATCCTCATCACATACACCTTTCTTTGCACAGTGAGGGATATTAGTTCTCCGCTCATATTCAAAATTATAACATAGGTTTCTGTATTCTTTCCTTCTTTCCATAGGACCAAGTGTTCTTGCTGAACTCCATGATTCATAGTCATTGCTAGACGCCTCTTTAAGAACGCATCCATCATCGTTATATAGCTTTCTAACTTCATTCATAATTATATTGATTTACACTAATTCAATTATAGCCTTCTTTAAATTAACAAATAAAGGTATTGCTGACATGCCCCCATTGTAATCCAACTGTCTTAAAGAGGGGACAACCTCTCCGTCATCATCAATCTCATAATCTGCAATATAGGCTAACTTCTTCGCTTCGGGAACCAATATCCTTTCATTGTTCCAAAAAGTATATCTTTCATGAGCCATGACCGTTATACAGACCTTGCTTCCAACAGGAAATCCTTGGTTGGATTCAATGTATTCCTTTTCCAACTGAATTTTCTGATTTTTCAATTCCCTTATTTTTGAATCAATATCATTTTTCTTTGTCTGAAATTCTTCTTTGTTCATTTTTATCTTCTTTTGATGATTTTACAATTATAGAGTTGTCCGATCTAGGGCAAACCAACACAGTTCCTCTATCTGTTGTTATTCTTACATTATGAGCATCTATCACTTTAATAATAAAATCGCCAACCACGTAGGTTGATATGTTATTCAGTTCTTGTTGTATCATAACTCACACGTTTTAAAATCTTCATCACACTCTAAACACTCCCATTCATATTCAGGGTTTCTACTTGGCACCAGCCTACTGCCGCATTGGGGACAGGCCGGGAGCAGGCCTTTGATGAATCCAACCTCAATGCCAATTCGCTCTCCGTCATGTATAGCATCAGCCATTTGCAGATCCGTTTCTACCATTGTTTCACTGTCATCATTATGCAGTACATACAATGTGGCGAGGTTGGCTTTCCACATCTCCATTGCATAATTGTCTGGTACTACCAACCAAACAAATCCATCTTTAGTTACTTTCGTTTCCATTGTAGTATCTATATTTACTCAATCTTTTCATATCTCAATCTGTATTAAATCTAATTTAATAGCTTCAACTTTCTTAATACATCTACCATCAGGGGTAGTTACTGTGAATCCTCCATATCCTTTTGATACGGAAACTATTTCACCCACATCAATCTTTGAAACAAGAGATTGTATAGTTTCTAAAACCTTTGCCTGCTTTTTTTCAAAAAAAGAGGCTGGTTTTCTTTTCAGGAATATCATATTCATTTCTATATCATTTTGAATTATTTTTTTATAACTACCGCCATTGTACTAATAGAAGTGCCACTCTCTTTAAACTCGCCTGCGCTGATTTCAAACACTTCTCCATGTACTTCTTTCAGCCAGTTGCGGAAATCAATACATTTCTTTTCCGAAGCAAATTTCCAGTGTTGGCCGGTTATTGCCGCAAGGGTTCCACCCTCTTCCAATCGATCATACATAAGCCTGACATGCTCTATATCCTGATTACTGGAAAACGGAGGATTTGCAATAATCTTAGTGTAACTACCTACACTGTCTTTGGTAAAGTCTTCATCAAGCAATATTACGTTGTTAAGGGTATGAAGAAATTCTCTGTTTTCCGGCATCAGCTCATAACATTCAACCATTACAGAAGGACAAGCCCGGTGGATTGCTTTTATAAGGGCGCCACGCCCGGCACTCGGCTCCAGTACCGTATCATCTTCATGTATCCCTCCGGCAAGCATAACCAGCCAGTCAGCAACATCGGCCGGAGTTTCAAAAAACTGGTAATCCTGCTGTAGGTTGCACCGTTTACCCTCTTTCAGCATGGAAAACACACGCTCCGGATTAAACGGGAATGTGAAACCCTGTATCTTCCCACCTTGCCATGAGCCGCCAGCTTCTTCTATCCACTTCTTTGCTTCGGCATAAGATTTTTTATTGAATTGAACTTGAGGAAGTTTGAGGATATTGTTCTCAAGAGTACAATGTTTCAGTATTTCTTCTACATTCCATTTTTTACCTTCGTCAGCCTGTTTCTTCTTTTCCCCAACCGGGGCGTCAGGTGCTAACAGTGAGGAAATTTTTTGAACAACCGTATTGCTCGCATTCACGAAGGTATTGACACAGGATAGCGCTTCGATCAAGAAATCGGTGTCAACATGCCCGGTATCGTCATAGATGTCTATCCCTTCGGTCATGGATGACAGTTCATTGAGCTGCGCAACACTACCATGTAACGTTTCGATTAAAATCTTTTTTTTGTTCGTCATAACTTTTCTGCAAATAAATTCTTGTTGTGTCTACACTCCCATGACCTAAAAGGTCAGCCAGTTGAATAACATCTTTGTTTTTTTTCAGGAACATTTTAGCGAAAAAATGACGAAAGGCGTGGGCGTGCATCTTCCTTGAATCAATACCGCAATGTTTTCCCCATGCTTTCAAGTGCTGGGAAAAGCCCCGCTGTGTGATCGGACCGAATCTCCCTACTGCGAAAATCCCGGTCTTACCATGTTCCTTAGCATAAGCCTTCGCTTCTTGCTGCAATTGCTTTTGAAAGAAAAAACGTCTGTACTTGTTACCTTTACCTTTCAATGTAACCTCACCACTAATTATATCCTCCCATGTAAATCGTTGAAATTCCGACAGACGGGCGCCCGTTGTACCCAAAACCTTAATAAAGAAATAGTAATCCTTATTGTTTTTTGCCTTGAGATATTCCAACAGCCGGTTATATTCCTCCTCGGTCGGCACATTGTTCACATCAAGTTTGCGCTTTATTTTGGGGCGCTTCAGTTCTATAGGCTTCTTCAGCCATTTAGAGAATCTTTCGATTGCTGTAATCCGCAAACGGATGGTAGCGGGAGATAATTTTTCTTCTTCAAGACTTTTTATAAACCTCCTGCAATTATCCATGTTTACCTCATTGGCGTATTCGAAATACTTCTTCATGGATGTGTAATATATATCAACTGTATGAGAAGAGTAATCATTGTTATCAGTCAACCATATTATGAAATCATGGAGTAGTTTCTTATTTTTCTCTGAAATGACGTCAAGCTTTTCCAAAGGTTTCACCGCCTTTTCCCTTTTTCCATATCCGATGTTGAGATAGGATAATAGATCGCATATCGCTGAACACATTAGCGAATGACGCACCATGACATCTGCATTTTCACGCTTGTAATTCAAATAACCACGGCGGTTCACTTCTTTGGTCATCTCTAAAAAATCCGTGACATGCTTGATATATTTCCCGACAGTATCATAAGTCCTTCCTGTCGTGTATATGTAAGAAATATAATCAGTTAATATCTTCTGCCTGTCATTATTCATAATCTTGTTTAATTAAATTATACCAATCATTGCTATCTTCAAAAAAACATCTGTATCCATTAGCCGTATGTTTGCCTCTCACTTTCCGACATATAGCACTGATCAGAGAAGGAGCCACGCCAATCATCTTACCAGCCATTTGTATCGAAGGGAATACTCCACATAATTTCTCATCCTTTATCAAAACAACGCTCTTTTTATTCATGCCTGCACCAGTCTTATGCCAAGCCCCACGTCCTTTAGACAGATTTTTTATACTTCTGGCCTTGGAACGTTTTGAATGATAAACCATTTTACGACCCTTGTTGCGAGAAACACAACCCTTTAAAAATCGTCCGGTAATAAAGTCTCTCTCAAATCGCTCAGGCGGTATATATAATTCACTCATATCTGATATGTTTTGAACCATTTTCCTGATGTCAGGTAAATGGTAATTATTATCAATTAAATTCTTATTGTAATATCAGCAAGCTGTTAATCAACTTCCACTAACTCACCGTTTTCCAGTCTATACCATGTATCAGCCTTGACAACCTCACCATCAACTGCTACAGCCTTCCAATCAACAATATCATACGTATCATCCCTTTCCTCAGCTATGACCAAAATTGCACCTATTCCGCCTTTTACCTGAACATTTTTCCCTCTTGCTACTGACAAACCATTATATCCTGTTGAAGCCTTCCCTCTTGCCGTGGCAGCACCTCCATCACCAGCCGTGGCAGCACCTCTATCACCAGCCGTGGCAGCACCACAATTACCAGCCATGGCAACACCTCTATCACCAGCCGTGGCAACACCTCTATCACCAGCCGTGGCAACACCTCTATAACCAGTCATAGCAGGTTTTCCCGGTTCCGCATTATACTCGTTAGTACACCGTTCCTTGACATAAGATACAGCTGCTTTCACAAGCCCCCTTATATCAAGCTCAGCACCTATTCTTATTTTTGAAGAACAAACCTTGTCACTTTCTGAATCGTCTATTTTACCACTCTGCTCAACCTCACAAAACCTTGACCCGGCTGGCGCATAGTAACCAAAAACATCCAGAGGATAAGGACACGCATGAAAACCTTTCTCGCATGCCTTTATGTCGCCTGTTTCTTCATACTCCTTACCTACCTTATACTTAAATCCTCTACAAGATAAATCCTTATCAAATGCTTTATAAGCCTTTATTTTCTGTTCCATGATATTGTTTATTTTTCGTTATTTTGATATTGCGATAATTTTTTGTTCAAAGATCGGGCATTCTCTTCTGCCCAACAGGTGTATTCCATGAAGCCTGTAGCATGGCTTTTCGGGAATCGAATCGTATTTACGGTTATGGCACAACGGCGGCAGATGCGATGTATATTGTATTTACCTTTTACACCGTAACATACCACAGGATAACCGTCAGCAGTTTTCATGTTCCGCCTTTTTCCTTCGTTTCAGCTTTCTGATGAAAGCCTTGACCTTGTTCCTAACTAATCAGTTTTAAATATTAATCTTTTTCGATGAAAGTGTTAGTCGTGTTTATCACACCAGCAGAATCAACGCTCTTACCATCCCGGATAAACACTTTTTCTCGCATTAACTCTTCATAGTCATATAGTGACATTCCGATTACACACACACGACCATCAACATACAATTTACATTTCATTAATTCAGTTTCTTCTATCGGACCGATAACATCTATTTGAATTGTTCTTTTATTCATAATTCATTCCTTTCTAAATTAATTATTAGTTAATTGGCAGTTTCATAAAACACATCCACATAGTCTTTCCATGTCTTCCAGTAGTATGGCCGAAGAGTGGTTGCCGATTGATGGCACTCAATACTTCCCTAACTGTTATCTGATCCTCATTCCATTTGAAAATCAGAACTCCGTAGTCATCCAGAACACGAAAGCATTCATCAATTCCCTTTTTTATCACCCTTGGCCAATCTTCAGGAAGTTTACCATACTTCTTGGCTAACCAACTATTTTTGCCAACCTTTAGCAAATGGGGTGGATCAAACACTACCAGTTTAAAGGATTTATCCAAAAACGGCATATCGGTAAAGTCCGATACGATGTCTGGGTGGACTTTCAGATTCCGCCCATCACAAAGAATGTATTCTTCGTCCCTAATGTCAGCAAACAAAGCCAAAGGGTTTTTTTTGTCAAACCAAAACATTCTACTGCCACAACAGGCATCTAATATAAGTTTTCCATTTTCCATTAAGCTATTTCTTTTGATTTCTTCAATCTCAACTTTCTCAATACTTTGCAAAGTGCTTCAGTATTTTTTCTCGCTTGTGTAACCTCCACCGCATTCCCGATAAATTTCTTTTGGTCAGCTTGTGTGCCTATTAAAACATAATCTTCAGGGAATCCCATAATCTTTTTGAGTTCCGGAATGCGAAGCATCCGCATTTTAATATCCACTATGCCATACAGTGCCATGAACTCCTTTATCTTCACGGTCATAGGACTATCATTGTTGTAGATTTCAATCGCTACCTGACCGCTTTCTGTTGCTACCAGATAAGGCGGCATCTTATCCATGCGGGCTATTAATGTGAAGCAGGGGCTATCAACAGAGCCGCCAGCACTGTTGAACTGTGGATTCATCAGATAGTGCCATTTCCTGTTTGCGGTAATGGTCTGGGAGGGTTCCTCTATACTGCTACCTACATTTGAGAATGCAGTATTCATTATCCACGGCTGGTATGTTACCAAGTTTTGTTTCGGTGTTGTGGTAACAGCGGGGCATGGCGAGTTTATATCAGACACCTGACCACCTCCAGAATATTGATTCATAAAAAATGGAGATACAAGGGAAAGTCTGTCTTTAGTCAGAAGTGTAGGACAAGGCTGATTAATATCCTTTCCTGTATCCTTAAAGTTATAAGAACACATAAATCGGCTTTCAATTAAAGCCATCCTGTCCTTCGTTGTGACCGTTGGAGCTGGAAGGTCTACCGAATGATTATGTCCATTTCCATAATAAGCAGAAACAAAAACATGGTGGTCTTTGCAGGTGATTGCACCTGCCGGTTCTTCTACAGACACATTCTTGCTTTCGGGATGTCCGCTGAACTGTTTGGAGAGGAAACTTACCTGTACCTTTGCAAAGCGGTTTTCAGTAGTCAACACTCCGCATGGTTCATCAACTGATTTGCATGTGTCTTGAGGGCGAACCGTATTGTAACGGGAAAGGAAAGCATCCTTTCCTCCGGCTACAAACTTGATAAGTCCAGCATAGATACGTTCAAGCGTTTTCTCTGCAAGAGGCTTTTCCCTGAAGATGGTAGTTCCTTCATCAGAGAAATCAAGCACATCTTTTACCGGCTTCCACTTCTCCAGCCGCGAGAACATATTTTGCCTACCACCTTTACAATGGGTCGGTTCTGGGAATACTATCGGCAAGTTCTTTTTAGCAAAGATGCCGAAGAAGCGTTTTCTTGTGGTGTAGGCACCGAAGTCGGCAGCATTTAAGATGCGGTGCTCAAAGTTGTAACCGTACTTCTTGACATTGCGCACCCACTTTTGATAAAGCCGGCCTTTGTCCATGCTGATAGGTTTCCCATTCTCATCCATATCTCCCCATGACATAAACTCTTCTACATTTTCAATCTGAATGTAGTCAGGGCCTATAACATCAATATAACGGAAGAGATGTTCTGCCAACGTTCGGCTGTCGGCATCTCTCGGCTGACCGCCTTTGGCTTTCGAGAAGTTAGTACACTCCAAAGAGGCATGAAGCATTATCATGGCATCAGGGTATAGCTGACGGATACGTTCTACAATAGTGCTTATCGGGGAAAGTTCCAGTGTACGGATATCCTCAATAAAGTGAAGTGCATCAGGGATATTGGCATCATGTGAAAGAATGGCATTCTTGTCATGGTTCACACAACAAACAACTTTTGCACATTTATTTCCATCCAATCGTGCTGCTTCCACACCTTCGGATAAGCCACCAGCGCCACAAAAGAGATCAATAACAAATAGTTCTATATCGGACAGACCTTCAATGGATTTTAAGATGTCTTTCTGCGATTTCATAACTTCTCCTTTTTAAACAGGTGGCTGAACGCATTATCCAAATCCAAGTCTAGATTCAGTTTGGACGGGAAAGATTTAATGTATTCGTACATCTTATAAGCGAGGTTGTCATCATCACCGCATCTGTCAATCAGTGTGAGCAACATGGCGTTCACCATGTCAGAATCATTGCCGAAGTTTTCCTGAGTGGATTCGCTGCAATGATTCACATCACTTTTCAATCTCTTTATCGCGGCTATGGCTGTGTTGAAGTTTCTTTTTGAATCGTGTCTGAGTTCAAAGCCTTCTTTCTTGTATTGCTGCTGCATTTCTAGAAGGTTGGTTTCTAAAACGTCCGTGAGGACAAATACGATGTTGGTCATCGTATTCAGTTTGTCTGTTCCTTGCATGATCGTGTATTTTTTAACAATTATTCTATTTGATACAAGCTATTTTAAAGCCGTACAATTAATTTTACTACATGGAAGCATCAACTACAGGCTTTCTTGTTGAAATTCTTGTCACAGGGCTGGGAATGCGGTCTATCGTCCTCTTTCTTCACCCTGTCAATCCATCTTTGAAACTTGGCAGCTACAAGAGGACAGTGGATGCGCAGGTTTCTGTCGCGTTCCGCTTCCCATTCACGTATCTTTATAAGCGTTTCGGTATTCATTGAAATAATGTTTTTTGAATTCTTGATAAAATGTACTTGTTAGCATCATTGTAGAAATTCCTGTCGATCTCAAAACCGTATGCCTTTCTTCCACATTGCGCAGCAGCCAAAAGCGTACTTCCACTTCCAGCTACAGGGTCTATAACTACATCACCCTTATCGGTGAAGATTTCAATCAGTCTACGAAGTAAGGGAATAGGTTTCTGTGTTGGATGTACTTTAGGATTATCATCATCTCTAACCCAGTCGAAGCAGTTGAATATCATCCTTCCATCATTATTGAATTTCGGTAGTTTATCTCTATATAACAACAAACCGTATTCACAATTACCAACAATCTTCATATTGGCTTTTAATACTTGTGCGGAAAAGTTCTTACGGAATACCAACGGAATGTATTTCATTAGCCCGTACTTCTTACCAAGTTCTATGAACATGAACTGCTGTTCGTATTCGCAGAATATTATCATGCAAGGGGATTTACCGGGTTTCTTCGGTTCTTTTACCATCATGTCACTGCAAAAATGCATAAACTCGACAGGACGAAATTCATTTTCTGAATTAAAAAACTTTTTCCCAGCAAGATCGCTCTCTCCGTTTTTATTATCCCCATTTTTATACCATGAAGGATTGCTTGCATAAGCATTAGTACCCAAATTATAAGGCACATCCGCTATAATCAATTGTGCTTTAGGTAATTGATAGCTACGAAAATTTTGAAATGAATCTCTATAGAGTTCAATATCTTTCATAATTACTTCTTTAAAAAATTATTGCATATTTGCCCATATCTGTCACAAGCATACACTCTATGCCCTTTAGCCTTACAATACGCAGAATTGTCCCCGAAGTTCGAAGCATTCTTGCAATTCCGGCATTTTACATATACGGATTCCGGTTTGACTTTCTTTGCCATACTGTCAGTATTTTCACGGCTTCCTCGTCCCCGGATTCCGCCCGACGTTTCAATTCGTTGTACAAAGTCAAAGAAGAATATCCTTCAGGTGGAATAAATTTTCTGTTCTCTATTTCATCCTGCACCCTTTTTCGGTTTATCGCGTCCAGCTCATAATTCCTTTCGGAATTGAACTCCTTGAAGAAAGCATTGCCTATTCTTCTGGCATCGAAAGACGCGAATGAATTGTCATACTTCCCGGCCTTGTAGCGTGCGAAAAACAGCATCAGTTCGGAAAGCTTGTAAGCCTTGGCCTGTGAGGCAAAGGATTGGCAAAAGATTCTTATCCCGTCGGCAACGCCTTTTTCCTTGCTGTTGGAAGCCCCGAATATGCCGGACACCTGTATGTCGATCCAGTATTCGGAAGAGCCACAGCCGTAAAGCGCATCATACTGCATCAGTGAAGGGCAATCTGCCATATAAGCCCTTTCCGGGTTTTGAAGGGCATATCCCCACTGGACCGGTGAAAATACTCTTTCAACCTCAGAACGGTCTTTCCATTTGGTCAGCCAAGCCTTCTTCGAGGTCTCGCTTATGTTGTTGTAGCAAGCTAAGAGCGTAGGCGTTAGCTTCCTGTTTGTCTGTATAATTGCGCCTATTGTTGTTTCCATTGTTCCGTTGTTTTTCAAGTTCAATTTTCAGCCATCGGGCAAAATGCGATTTTGCATCTTGGGGTGATTTAACAGTTTCTCCCTCGTTTTGGAGCTTCATAAAGAACTTCTCCAAATAATCATAAAAATCAGGAGGCGCGAAATCCTTATATCCACATAAACGAGTATTCATGCAGACAGCTTCCATCCATGAACTATTCGACTTCAATTCTTCATAGCACTCATCCAACCCTCTTTCAAAAATCCCAGTCGGAATTTCTTCATACGCGCGCGGGGGAGAGAGATAATTATCTTTGTCTTTATCTTTGTCTAATGCGCGTACATTATACTGTAAGGGCTTAGGTACTACTTTAGGTTCATGGTTAGGTACTACTTTAGGTTCAACTTTAGGTTCAACTTTAGGTGTCAAATTTTGATAGCTAATCTGATACCTTGTTTTATCCCGTTGTCCTTTTCCGCCTGATTTGAATGTGATAAGACCCGCCTGAACTAATCTGTTACGTGCTGATTTCATTGAGTTGACCGACACTCCCACGTCAGATGATACCTTTGTATCACTACGCGTCCAGCTATCCACCCAGCCTAAACGATTCGCTGTTTTTAGCAAGTAAAAATAAAGCCTCGTTTCACAGCAGGTAAATTCCCAGTCTTCGTCAAGAGACCAAAACCAATTAATCAGTTCTATATAAGTCATATATCTTTCAAATAATTATCCACCACTTTAATAAACTCGTCTAATGACCGAACAACGATGTATTTGTTACCATTTGCCTCACATTCCTTTTGCCATTCTTTTTGGACCGGTCTTTGGTATTCTCCCGGCTTTTTCATTTCCACACACAAAGCTCCATAGAAACGATTGCTCTTAAGAAGTATCAGGTCTGCGACTCCGGGAAGCATACCTTCATCTTTCATATAAGCTCCGTTCCTTGCAGAACGTCTTGCCGCATTAGGAACAGCAAACAGCATATTTCTGAGATGGGGATATTTTAAACGGAAATATCTAACACAAGAACATTGTATTTTATGCTCTTCATTTTTGGGCTTACTACGGCTGCTTGCCACACAAGCCTTGGATTTCATCTCTTCGTATGTCATAATTATTATTTGTTTATGTAGTACGGCATTATTTAAATCCCCATTCTTTCATGTAGTCAATGTTTTCAGGAAATCCTTCTACCAATATAGGGCTGAGGAATATCTTATCACTTTTTAAATTTGATCCTCCCCATTCGGTGGGTGGACACTTTTCATATTCTTCTTTAGAAACTTCACTTACACAAAAATGTGTCTGAAAGCCATATCCTTGTACACTTATCCTAAATAACCGAATTTACGTAATGCCCACTCAAAAGCAATATCTCTATAAAAGTAATGTTTGGAGAATACTGCTACATATATCTTATGTGTAAAATTCCCTGTTTCTGTCAAATCCGGATTACATCTGATACAGAAATATTTAATACGTGAAAGTATTTTTTTTGCAAAATTCTCATATTTTTCACAATCCTCTTTTGAAAGAAACTCCTCCCCATCATATGCGATGTAAACAGTCTTAGTAATTTCTTTTGTTTCCATGTTATTCTTTTAATTAAAGCCCCGAAGCGTATTCTCCGGGGCACAACCATTATTTACTAACCCTTGCCATTGATGTGTGGCTCACATTTATGAGGGATAAGCAGGAGTCGAACCTACACAAGTATCGTCTGATTTCTCGCTTTCGTCCGTAGATTGGCTATCCTACGATCTTTAAACTACTCAACAAATGTATTACTCTCAGCTACGGTCTTGATGACTTCCATTTCTATGTACACTTGAAATTTCCATTCATTTAGTCTTAGCACCCTATGACCATTTTATCCCATGTTTGCCCACCCTATCTTCACAGACCGGGAAGGCATAAAGTTTATAAGAAAATAAATCTAAAATTATCCTCACCGTTAGGTTCTTCGCCCGGCATATCATTACCGAAATCCATCGGAATGAACCAATCTGAAATAAACTCTTCCATAACTAAATCAAATCAATTATTTTGGTTTTAACAATCGCATCCAATCTCATATCAGACAAACCTTGTGAAAGGTGTTGTTCCATCAAAGTGTTTGCCTCCTTTAAATCCTTTGCGCAAACCAAATTATAGTATTTCAATTCTTTCTCATTGCCGTTCTCATCAATCCGAGTATCTACAATGGTAGCCTTGAAGAATGGCTTGTCTTCTGTCTTTTCGTTGATTATCTCAATGATGTTTGAACGTGAAATGGAGAAGACATCAGATTCCATATTATCGGATGCGTACTGTTCAAGCCCTTTGGCTTCCGCTTCTGCAAAAAGTGAGCAGTCTGTAATGAAGTGTTCTTTTACTTCTTTTTCAAGACCGTCCTTGTTAGGTTTCATCACCTTTAACTTTACCTCGTAATACATATCATTCCTCCTTTGTCTTGTTACGTTCCTTAATCATTGCATCAGCTATTTGGTAAGCTGATTTAGCCTGTCCTTTATAGTAGTAGTTTGTAACACTAACTTCTTTGGACGGGAAAAACAATGTGACAATCCTGTTCCATAAAGTTCTCCTGCGTTTTGCTGTCATCATCATGCACTTCATTGCTTCAAGCGCAATATGATCGCGCGAAATATTCGATTCCATAATTTTATTGCTTTAATTGATTAATAATTTGTCTTTTGATTTTCTTGTACAGCTTCCCGACAAAACGTCCATGCTTCTCTGTTCCGTCATCGGGCAACTCGTTTTTATAAATATGAAGAAGTAACTGGATGAGAAGCACTTCTTGTTTTGTCAAAGTAAGTTTCATGATAATAACCTAAAGGAGCGATTCTATATCGCAAAGTTCAGCATATATCAACATCAGCCATACTATTATTTGTAACAGGATAGCCATATAATTATCACTGTCATTCTTATAAAACAATTTATCAAGAAAGATATTGCCATAATGATAAAGGCACTAATTCGTATAATCATTGTTTCAGATATGAAATTTGTTTTGTTCGACCTCTATCTCCATCAACTGAATCAAACGTTCTTCGTCTGGAGATGGGATATATATGCCACATTGGGCACTCGAAAAATTCCGAAACCGCTCAATAGTTAGGCTCATCTCCGCGCTGTCAAGATCAGAAGAACTTCGTAGATACTTTATCCGACCCAAAAACTTGTCTTCTCTCTCACGGACGAAAGTGTCTTTGTTGCAGAGAATCTTGTAATAGTTCCGCTTTACATATTCCATCGTTTCACCGATTTGGCAACCGAAATAAGCAAGGCAGACATGAAGGTATTTGTTCTGATTTAAAGATCTTTGCGGTTTCTTTTCCGTCAATTCAAACACCTTCTGTTCCTTTATCAACTTCTCCAGCTTCGCTCTTGCCTGCTGGACGTGGAGAGGATTAGAGCCATCGTACTTCATCAGAAGGGCAAATCTAGATCATTATCCGACACGCTAGGAGCATTATTTATATCCTCTGGGGTGGGTGATGTATTCTGAGGTATAAACTCTTTGAGGTCCCCGCAGATATAGTTCCTTCCTTCTACCCGTTCCTCCTTTTTAGGGGAACAAGTGATGAAATGCGTATGCCCAAACTGGGATTTCTCTCTGCGCTCGATAACAGCCACATTCACATAGATTCTTTCAACTCCATCTTTACACTTAATTTTCTTCATCTGCTCACGAGGTATATCAGAGAGACAGATAGAACCACTTAAAATTGCCATAATTAATTTTCTATTTTTTCTTTTAATAAATACTTGGTTAAATCTCTGTATTCTACCCACTCTAAAAAAGAGTGTAATAGATTCATATTATCCTGCTCCATACCATCATAACGATAACATGTAATAGCAGGCTCATAGCGTTTCAATGGAAGTCCTCTGACATCATATCCATGCTTATCTTTGTCGTATCCTTCAAAGATGAACAAGTCAAAGTGAAACACGTCTAAATTGAATAGCTGGAGATAAAATCGCCATTGGCAAGAATTGATGTAATCGGCATCGGTAGGATAAGAATATTTAGTCTTAATGTCCCTGATCTCCACACCATTCACCATATCGGCACATCCTGTTATAATAGCATCTCCAAAATCCTTATACAGTCTTATCTCATGAAAAGCATTCGGGTATTCGTTACGATAGGAAAGCGCGGTCTTGCATTGTGCAATATCCATAATCACTTTATCACCTTCAATGTCAAAGGATCTACCACAAGGAACAGGCTCTTTTTGTTCTTTATTATAATGGAGGAAGGTACGTTCTCCTGCATCTACTTTATCACATTTCGGTGTACCTTCTTCCACTATTTTATGAAATGCCTGTCCAATTTTTGTATACACATTACCCGTGAACTTGCCTGTTATACTGTCAATAACGGATTGCTCCGTTATCTCATAGTTGGCATAATCGCTTTGCTCTATGTACTTTCGGAATGCTTCTAAAATTGTTACGCGAATTAGCGGTATCATACTTTCACGAATAACTTTTTATCTTGATCGAAAGTGAATCCTTTTGCTGCAAGACTCTTCTGCATCTCAGAAAAGAAGGGTACTCGCATAATTTTAGGTAATAGTTTTGTAGCCTCCATCAAGGCAAGAATATCTTCATCGGTCATTGCGGCGGCAAGCTGTTCACGTATTGCCGCAAGCTGTTCATTAGCTTTTGCTTGTGCTTCTCCTTTTCCTTGAATTGATATCTTCACTTTCGATATAATGTCAGACATACATGTATCAAACTCGGTTGTTCCATAATCAGGTATTACCACAGTTCCAAGTCCTGCTACATTTTTGCCTACAAAATTATCCAACGGTGCAAATGAAATAGAACGCTTCCCATTTTGTATGAATACATATCCAACTTGGTCAGCTATCCTGACAAGCAGGTCTTTTGATTGCCCTGTGCAATCCGGAGAGTGCTTTATCACATCACCGTCTGCCGTTTCCTTGTCATGGCATATAAAAACAATGTCAGAACCATTCGAGCGAAGAAAGTTGACGAACTCTTTAAAGTCCTCGCCCATCTGCCCAAACCGTTTTAAAGTATTCGTTTTCAATTTATAATTATTGTCAATAGCATATTGACTCAGATAATCGTCTATCATTGATTTGGCTGTATCGACAACTATTGTTTTGTAATCTTTCATAGATTCACGTTCTGAATCAATATCTTTCCAACATTTAGCCATTATGGTATCACAACGTTGTACTGCGCGGTCTGCCCCCCTGTCGCAATCTATCAATAAAGGATTATCCGCTGTTGTAGCTACTGAGGTTTTCCCACTTCCGGGTACTCCATATAATACAATAATTACAGGACGCTCCGGTAAAACATCATTTTTCTTAACTATAGGCATAATATTTAAATTTTAAAATGTTCGCTTTTACCAACACAAAAAAGGCAGGTCCGCAGTCCTTACAAAGTTCCGCTTCCTGCCATGATATCTTTCCACTTCTTCAAGTTCGTTTTCTAGAGAATCGATTTCTTCATTAAGCAAGGATATATACTTGCCCTTACATTCAGCATTGAATGTGAGCCTTACCGATTCCTCACTCATTGACTGGACTATATCAAGCTCTGAATAAAGCTTTTCCAATTCATCGCTTATCTGGCTTATAGTTCTCATACCTTTTCAAGAAATTGGATCGGCAATGAGCATACACCTTTCATATTAGGATATTTGACATCAGCATATCCGTTAGCGATATAAACTATTGTACCTGTCAACGTATCACCTATCTCACGTACTTTATCACCTTTCTTCATAACCATTTATTTTAAGTTTATCTAATTATTGTGGCAATGGTTTCCAAAAATCAATGTCCCATGCCCGGTTAGTATTTCCACATATCCAAATGTTCTTCTTATGCTCACTATCGAATACCAACATCCCGGTATTCACAAATTTCCCGGAACTCTTTACAAACACTCTTGTGTCTAATGGTGGAGGATCTTTTTCTGCATTCCTCCATTTCATGGATTCCAAAACAAATTGAGCACCTTTTTCAAAATCCACTGATGCTGTTCTTTTGTGCGTAATTCCATGTATGCCATTTGCATACTCTCTGGCTTTCTCCTTTATTATATTTATATCCATAACTTAACTTGTTTCCAATTAAAAAACTCCTGCTATCTTCACAGACTACAGGAGCAAAACCTAAACGACTTAATCTATCACTTATGATAACTTACAGCCACCGTCAGCGGAATCGGACCGCCATACTATCCGTTAAATGAAAGTAGAGATTAGAACAGATAATTATTTATGTTTATTACCTTAGACAGTACCAACCATGGACGGTGAAATTCCGTACCTATATTCACATACCGGCACGGACAGACAGCAAAAACTTTATGAAAATAACAAAAAAACTAGATGAAAAAATCATTCATATTCCTTTAACTCTCTGTATGTCATTACCACCAATCTCACACACAATAATGAGATAATGGAAAATATAATCACCGATACGGATTTTATAGGACTTTCCGTAACTATCGCACCATAAATCATTCCTAAAGAACATAGTGCGGCAAATATAGACAGGATAAAATTAGCTGTTTTCATAATATGCATTTTTATATTGTTCCCCTCAACGGCTTAAACCGGTTGTTACCCCGAATCTTACGGGAGGGGATAT